ATCGTTCGCAGCGAAGCTCGCCGACACGGCGTCGAGCTGTCGTGGCAGCCGGCTGTCGTCAGCCGCTCGGCCGGCGCTGTCGACGCCGACTCGCTGCCGCTGACCCTGCGCCCGTACCAGCGCGACGCCGTGTCGGCGCTGCGCCGCGGCGTCCAGGGCTACATTGTCGCGCCGTGCGGCGCGGGTAAGACCGTGATCGGGGCGTCGGCGCTTGTGCTGACTGGCGAGCCGTCCCTGATTCTTGTTCATACTCGCGATCTGCTGAGTCAGTGGACCGGGCTACTGAGGTCGTGGGGGCTGACTGTGCGAACGGTCGCCGGCGGCCGCCGGCGGTGTCTGCGCGATCCGCTGTCTGTGCAGAGCGGTCGGCCAGAATTCGCAGTCGCGACCGTGCAGACTCTCGAACGCGCCGGCGAGTCTGCGCAGACTCTGATCAGCAGCGCCGGCGCGGTTCTGCTCGACGAAGCGCACCACGCGCCGGCGTCGACGTTTCGACGGGTCATAGAGTCAGCGCCGGCGCGGTATCGGTGGGGCGTGACGGCGACGCCCGACCGGGACGACGGCTGGGGCGTGCTGCTGCCGCTGCTGCTCGGGCCGCAGCTCTGGTCGGTCAGCGTGCCCGAGCTGATTGACGGCGGATGGCTGCTACGGCCGCGGCTCGTCGCCGTCGACTCGGGCGCTGATGTCACAGCCGAGCGGTTCATTGACCCGCGGACGGGTCGGCTCGACATGACCGGCGCGGTAACCGCGCTGACGGTGGACCCGTCGCGGGTCGCGCTGCTCGTCGAGCTGTCGCTGCAGCTCGTGCGCGACGGTCGGACGCTGCTCGTGCTCGTGCCGCGCCGTGCAGCGGCGCACGAGCTGTCGCGGCTGCTGACCGCTCGCGGCGTGCTCGCGATGCCGGTAACGTCCGACGTGCCCGGCGGGCTGCGCGCTGCGCGGATCGATCAGCTGCGCCGCGGTGTGCTGCGGGTTCTCGTCGCGACGCAGCTGGCCGACGAGGGGCTGGACGTTCGGTCGCTCGACGCGATGATCATCGCGAGCACGGGTCGCGCCGCGGGTCGCGCCGTGCAGCGGATCGGCCGCGCGATGCGCGTCGCTGACGGCAAGCGAACGCCGATCGTGGTCGACATCGTCGACCCGATCCCGTTCATCGGTCAGTGGACGGCGCGCCGGCGGGCGTACCGCGAGCGGGTCGGCGTCTGCGCATCGCGCAGATCTCGGCGCGAAACAGCGGCGCAGAAGCTCGCGGCGGTGCTCGCCGAGGAGCGAGAGCTAGCCGGGCAGCACGATGCGCGCTGATGTCTAATGTGGAATAAATCTCGACGCCGTAACCGTGGCGGGGTTAGGTGATGGCACCGGGCAGCATCGGTGCCACCCGGCTCACACACAGGACGACAACATGCCCCGCACCTACACCGACACCGCCATCGCCGATCTCTCTCCGAATCTCTCGACCAAGGGACAGATCGTTCACTCGCTGAAGCTCGACGGCTGCGCCGTCGGGACCGGAAAAATGAAGCTGGGCGCTCTGCGTGGCTATGCCCGCGACGTGATTGCGGCCCGCGCCGCCGGCGTCGCCGGTCAGATCCGGCCGCTGACGGTCGCGCAGCAGATCGAGCAGGCCGCGCATGATGCGAACGTCGACGCCGAGATCGCGCAGCCCGAGGCCGATCTGGTCGCCGCCGGCGACGTGGCCGCCGCCGCGAGCGCCGCAGCTGCTGACATCGTGATCGATGCGCCCGCCGGCTGCCCGGCCGCCGTGGCCGCGATGGACGCCGTCAACGCCGCGAACATCGCCGAGTCGAACGCGATCAGCGCCGCAGCAGCCGCTCGCGACGACGCCCCCAAGATCGGCAAGCGCGCCGCCGCTGCGGCCGAGAAGAACGCAGCCGCCGACGCCGCGATCGCGATGCTCGTCGCGATCGGGTCGGCAGACCTCGACACCCTGCGGGCGTTCTCGGGCTCGCTGCGAATCCGCGCCCGTATGATGACGCCGAGCGGCTGGAAGACCGGCGAGAGCGCCGGCCGCCCGGCGTGCTGGAACCCGCTCTACACGGCGAGCGTTCGGGCCGGCGTGCTCGCGACGTTCGACAGCGAGTCCAAGCTGGTCACGTTCGCGCAGCTCGACGACGAGGCGGCGAACGAGCAGCGCCGCTCGCTCGCTGCCGGGATCGAGCGCTACAGCCCGAGCCGCAAGACGGCAGCGAAGCGCAAGGCGGCAGCCGAGAGCAGCCCGAGCGGCGACGCTGACGAACCCGCGGCCAAGTAAGACCCGGGCCGGGCAGCGAGCCCCCACGCCCCGCCCTCGCCCGGCGGGGCGTTCGTGCGTTCGGCCATCGGCATTCGTCGGGCCAGTGTCGGGCGACTGTTTGGAGCGCGATCCTGGCCCCGAGGGCGGGGCGTGGTTACGCCCTGTGCGGTTACGACGGCGCGGGGCTACATGACATCACGGGGGGCGACACGATGAATCCTCGACGGTTTCGAGCCGCGGCAACGCGAGCGCCGCGCTACAGCGGTGGCCCAATCCCGGGCCTGCCGCGCTCGGCGATGACGCTGACAAACAGCGAGCGAAAGTCGGCCCGATGCGGGCGGCGCTGGTGGTTCTCGCGTGCAGCCCGGCTCGACTCGCCGCCGGGTCGCGCGCTGCGGTTCGGCCGCGCGTTCGACGGTTCAATGGAGCGCGCGCTGCGGTTCTACATGAGCGCGCCGGGCCACCGGCTGACAGATCGCGGGCTCGACTCTTGCGTGCTCTGCGCGCTGCGCAGCTCGAACGCCGCGCCGCTGCCCGGCTGCCCGGTCTGCGCCGGCTCGGGAGGGGGAGTGCTGACCCCCTCGATCGCTGAGATCTACGCGGACCCGTCTCCGTACGACGAGCACGGCGGCGCGGATCTGTTCGTCGAAACGCTGCGCCGTGCGTTCGTCGGGTGGCTGCGAATGTACGATGACAGCATGGCCGAGGACTATGACGTGCTCGGCGCGCAAACAGTGCTGGCCGCGCCGGTCACGAGTCCGAACACCGGCGGCGTGTACCGCTCGCGCGTTCCGGTCGTGTCGACGCCGACCGGCTGGCGACTCGCAGACGGATACGACGATCCAGCGTCTGTGCAGCTCGTGTCGCTGCCGTGGTTTCAGCTCGTAAAGCTCGACGGCGTCGTGCGCGAGCGTCGCTCGGGAATGCTGAGAGCGTGGGAGACAAAGACGAGCGGGACGCCCGAGCACTTTAGCGCCGATCTGCTGCTCGACACGCAGCTGCCAGGGTACGTGCGGGCGCTATGGTACGCATCTCAGCGTTACGGCATGTTCGGCGGTGCCGAGCCCGGCGGCTGGCTGTGGGATGTCACGAGCAGCACGCATCAGCGCGATCCCGAGCGTCTGAAATCCAAACTATGGAGCGTTCGCAAGCGTCAGCGGGTGCCGAGCTGGCGCTGGCGCGCGGCTCTCGAAGAGTCCGGTGAGTGGGGCTCGATAGAGTCTGCGGATCAGAGCGTCGCGCGTGCCGCGATGCTGCACGATGTCGCGCAGACTCAGCACAAGCGCAGAGCCGGGTCTGCGCGAGCAGCGGGCCGCGGCAAGTCTGGAGCAGACGCGCGAAAGCTGCGCGACGCGGCCGGCGCGCGACTGAAGGTGGCCGCAGAACAGCTCGGCCGGGCCGAGAACACCGCCGCAGCGCTGAGACTGCAGAGAGACGCGGCGGCCCACATTGATCAGGCGCTGTATGTTCGCCGGTGGGGCCGGTTCACAGCGGAAGACCTGCACCAGTATGAGGTGGAGCTATTCGCTGAAGCCACCCGACTGTCCGGGTGGCTGCGCGCCGCGCCCGGAACGGCGCGTCTGCCTGTCGACGCAGACACGAGACAGCGGATCGCGCTGCACTGGCCGCGCGTTCCGATCTGCAGACTGCCGGGCGGGCACTGTCCGTATGTGTCCGTCTGTCTGAACGACAGCGAGAACGGGCGGGAAAACTATCAAATTGGTCAGCAGATCAGCTGGCTGAACGCTGCGGCACTCGCTGCAGAGGAGAGAGAATGAGCGTTCTACAATGGTCGCGCGTCGGGGATCTCGGCGCAGACTCGATCCTGATCAAGCTACTGCTGTACGGGCACAGCGGCGCGGGCAAGACTCACACCGCCAGCACAGCGCCCGCGCCGTGCTTTCTGCTGACCGAACCCAACGGGCTGCCAACGATTCGCGCCGCGAACCCGAACGCTCTCGTCGTGCAGGCCGACGAGGCGAACGGCGGCATGGACACGATCCGGCAGTTTCTGCGGGCTGCGATGTCGGGCGAGCTGGCGCAGCAGACCGGGTGCAAGACGATCGTGGTCGACTCGCTGAACGAGATCCAGCGCATGATCCGCGACGAGATCATGCGCTCGAAGCCGCAGGCGCGCAACCCGAAGGCCGAACGGTTCACGCTTCAGGATTGGGGGATTCTGACCGACAAGATGCGCGGGCTGGTGCGGGCTTTCCGCGATCTGCCGTTTCATCTGATCGCGATCACGCACGCAAGCGTCGAGACGAACGACGATGGCGGCGATCGCCGCGTTCTCCCGTCGTTTCAGGGTCGCTCGCTGCCGAACGAGATCGCGGGCTACTTCTCGATGGTCGGCTATCAGTATCGAACCCGCGAGGTCGTCGGCGAGAGCGACGACGCCAGGCCGGTCACGATTCGGCGAGTGATGCTCGAAGGGCCGGACGCCGTGCTCTGCAAGGCGCTCCCCGGGCTCGACGCAATCGAAGATCCGAACGTCACCGACTGGCTCGCGAAGCTCGCGGGCTGACCGAACACCGCCGGCGGGCAGACTGTGCCCGCCGGTCTGAACAGTCTTCGCGATCTGCCCGATCGCGCAGACTCAACACGCCACCGAACACAGGAGGCAAACTATGGGCTTCACCGTCAACCCCGACGACTACGAGGGCGGAAACCGCCGCCCCGACATGCGCGCCGGGCGCAAGATTCTCGTTCTGGCCGGGCTTTCCCACGGCACGTCTCAGGCGGGGAACGCGAAGATCGATGCGTGCTGGGTGTGTGTGTACGACCCGGACGGCGGCGTCGATGTCGGCGCGCTCGCGTTCTGCAATTTCACGCTGACGCAGAGCGCAGCGTGGAAGCTGCAGCAGGTGTCGAGGGCCGTGCAGCAGCGCAGCTCCTGGGACGCCGAGGATGCGCGAGAGTCGTTCGACGTGCTGAGTCGCCGCCCCGTGTCTGCGGAAATCACCGTCGAGCCCAAGTGGAGCGGCGACGGGATGCGGCCCGAGATCGGCGCATTCAGCGCATACTCTGGCGAGCTGTCCGACGATATGCGCAAGACCGCCGAGGACGCGCAGTCGTGGTATCGCGACTGGCGGTCGCGCAAGTCGGGCGGCAGCAGTCAGCGACGCAACAGCGGCGGCGGCCAGCGCCAAAACACCGACCAGCGCCCCAACTACGGCGAGGATGACATCCCGTTCTAAGCCGTGATCGCGGCGTGTGCGAACCCGCGACGAGCGCCCTACTCATGATCGCCGCGCTCGTCGCGGCAACGTCACACACGGATCAAACATGCAGGCTCTGCGGGTTCCCGCGGAATGGTGGGGGCTTGAATGCGCGCCCGCTGTTCGGCTTCTTCACTTGTGGCTAATGAGCGTGGCAGACAAAGACGGGATCGCGCCCGTCGACTCTGCCGCTCTCGTTCCGGTGCTGTACCCGCCGAGTCAAGCGCCGACGCTCGACGAGCGCTCGCTGGCGATTCGTCGCCGAGAGATAGTCGAGCTGATCCGACGCGCCGAGGCGGGCGGGCTGCTCGCGCTCTATTCAGACGGCGGATCGCACTGGTGCTGGTTGCCGCACGTCGCGTCGTATCTGCCGACTCGTGGCGCAGACTCGCGGAAGCGAGACACATCGCGACCCGCGCCACCACGTGACGCAGTAACGGGCGCACTGTTCAGGCTCTGGGGCCGGCAGCCCGAGCAGAGCGAGGCTCGGAGTGCTTGCCCGCGTGCATGGGGTCGAACCCGAGCGGCGGCCGGATCAGCCGTCGCCGCGACCGACGTTACGGCGGTCTGGGCTGCGTGGCGCGACCGGCAGCAGCGGCCGGCGGCGTGCAGGCTCGGCGCGGGCGCAAAGCGCCAGATCGAGTCTGCGGTGCTTGAGTCGCCGCCCGAGCACCTTATAGCGCTGATTCGGTACGCATACGAGGCAGACGAGCCCGGGCCGCTGTTCTGGCGGGGCGGCCCGAATGGGCGGGGTCGAACGTATCTCGGGCTGGATAATCTGCTGCGAGTCGGCAAGCTCGCCGGCCGAGTGCAGTCTGCGCTCGCATGGTCGGCCGCTGCCGTCGAGTCATCACGAAGCGGCGACGGTAACGATCTCGGCCCGATGGCCGCGTATCGACGCCGCGGCACGACGAGCACGCCCAACCCGCGGCCGGCGCGACTGTCTAGACAGTGCCGGCAAATGCTGCGTCTGTTCATCGCCCGCGGCGATCGGGGCGTATACACGTCCGAGCTGGCCGCGATCGCACTAAAGTACACGGGCCGCGTGTCCGAGCTGCGCGGGATCGGCGCGGACGTGTACGTCGCAACGCGAGATCCTGACGGCAATAATCTGTACCGTCTGCGCAACCCGAACGATTTCGCGGACGGGTGCCCATCGTGTCGACGAACCGGCGATCGGGCCGGCTGTCTCGTCTGCAGAGAGAGGTAGAGCATGGGGTGGATCGACATACTGACGCAGGCCGCGACGGTTCCGACCGTCGCTGCAGCTGTCGGGCTGAAGCCCGGCCGGGCTCGCTCGCTCGGCCCGTGCGGACTGTGCTCGGCGACGCAACGCGGCAGCGGCGACAAGCGCGGGCCGATCGGTGTTCGCGCTGACGGGCGCGGGTGGCAGTGTTTCAAGTGCGACGCCCGCGGCGATGCTGCCGATATCGCAGCGATCGGCTGGTATGGCGCGCGCGTTCGCGATCTGTCGCCGAGTCAGCGGGCCGAGCTGCGTCGCCGGGCCGCCGGCGCGGGCTGGTGCGACGACAGCTCGGGCGGGTTCGTCGTCAACCCGTCAGCGGGCCGAACCGCGCCCGTCAGCGGGCCGCCACCCGCTGCTGCCGCTGCTCGCGGCTGGTCTGTGCGGCCCGTCAACGAAAGCCCGACAGCGCCGCCCGAGCCGCCCGCGACGGGCTCGGGTCCGCTCGACTGGCGCGCCGAGCTGCCCGCAGAGTGTGCGGCCGAGCTGTGGACGGATGACGGCGCGCGAGTGCTCGCCTATCTGAACGGGCGCGGATTCAGAGACGAAACGCTAAAGCACTGGCAGATCGGTGCGCTGATCGTTCGCCGCGGCGGTCAGAAGATTAGCGAATTCGTCGCGATCCCCGTGCAGAGACGGGACGGAACGGTGATCGGTATGCGGTTCCGCAGCGTGCCGGGACCGTGTCTCGTCTGCGCCGGTGCTGGGCGTGACGGCTGCCGAGGTTGCCGTGGTAGCGGCGAGGTTCGTAAAGTCTATCTGCGCTGCAAGGGTCAAGCGTCCACGCTGTTCGGCGTTCATCAGCTCGACGGCGATGCAGACAGTGAGATCGTGATCGTCGAGGGCGAGCTGGACGTGATTGCGCTCTGGCAGTACGGGCTACGGTCAAACGTCGTATCGGGCACCGCGGGCGCGGGGACGTGGGCCGCGTCGTGGCTCGACGCAATCGAGCCGTATCGGCACTTCATGCTCGCATACGACGACGACGAGAAGGGGCGCGTCGGCGCTGAGCGCGTAGCGAAATCGCTGGGGCTGGAGCGCTGCTCTCGGGCTGTGCTGCCGTGCGAAGATGCGTCCGAGTGTCTGCGCCAGTGTGTGTCGCAAGCCGCGATCCGGGCCGCTCTCGACGCTGCGTCGCCGTTTCTGAGTCTGAAGCTCTCGCGAGTCGACAACTACGCAGACGAGCTGGAGCGCATGATCGCGAGCCCGGGCGATCTGCGCGGCGTTACGACCGGCAGTGGTCGACTCGACGAGGGGATCGGCGGCTGGGCACCCGGGCTCGTCGTCGTGACCGGCGACACGGCAGCAGGGAAGACAAGTCTTACGACGTGGCTCGGCTTAGAGCAGGCGCTGCGCGGCGTTCCGGTGCTGCTAACGTCGTTTGAGCAGCGCCCGATCGGAACCGTTCAAAAGCTGCTGCGGGCGCAGCTCGGCGGGGACTTTACGCAGTTTAGCGAGAACAGCAGACGCGCCGGAATGCGCGCGCTCGGCCAGCTACCGATCCATCTGCTCGATCATTACGGCGAGCTGAACACCGAACAGATGCGCCAAGCTCTCGACTATTCGGTACGTCGATTGAACGTTCGACTGGCGGTCATCGACCACCTCGGCTTTCTCGTTCGCGGCGCGCCCGACGAGCGGCGCGCGATCGAAGATGCCGTCCGCGATCTCGCAGTGTTCGCCGTTCAGCGCGGGATCACGATCCTGCTAATCTGTCACCCGAACAATCTATCGATCGTGCAGCAGCGCCGCGTAAGACTCGGCGATCTGAAGGGGGCGAGCGCGATCAGACAGGACGCCCATGCCGGGCTCGTCGTCGAGCGGCTGCTGCCGGGCAAGCTCGTGAAACACCCGGCCGCAGCGATCTACTGCGACAAGGTGCGATCCGAATTCGGCTGTCAGGGCGCGCGCGTTGTCTTGTATTACGATCCCGAGGCGTGCGTATATGCCGACTCATGGGAAGCAACACCGATGGGCCGCAGCGGCGGCTCTGGGGGGTTTCATGTCCAGACGTGATCAGATCGAGGAGCACAGACTCGACGATCAGCGCCGACGCGCCCGAAATGCGTGGCTCAGTCTCGTCCGCGATGCGGCTCTCGGCGCTGTGCTCGTCGGCGCTCTCGTCGTTATGTGGGCGCTGGCCCTTCGGGCGCTCGCAATCGAACACAGCGCCCGTATCGACAGCGTGCCGCAGCAGACCGAACAGCGCCGGCCGATCCGCGATGTCCGGTGATCTCGTTCCGGTTGTCGGCTATCTGCGCGTCAGCACAGACGCGCAAGCGCGCGACGGTGTCTCGCTCGCACAGCAGCGAGAACGGCTGCGACTATATGCTGCGCTGTACGGTCTGCGCATCGTCGAAACGATCAGCGATCCGGGCGTCAGCGGCAAGACGCTGAATCGTCCCGGTCTGCGTCGGGCGCTCGCGATGCTCGATAGTGGAGCGGCCCGCGGGCTGCTCGTCGCGAAGCTCGACAGATTGACCCGCAGTGTTCGCGATCTCGGCTCACTGCTGGACCGATACTTTGCCCGCGCAGACGGGCTAGCGCTGCTGTGCGTCGCCGAGCAAGTCGACACACGCAGCGCCGGCGGGCGGCTCGTTCTGAACGTGCTGATAAGCGTTGCACAGTGGGAGCGCGAAACGACCGCAGAACGCACCCGGGCAGCTCTACAGCACAAGCGAGAGCGGAACGAATACACGGGCGGCCGCGCGCCGTACGGGTGGCGAATCGACGGCGGCGAGCTGCGGCCGAGCGAGCCCGAGCGCCGGGCCGTTCTAAGAGCGCGCGAGCTGCGGTCGTCGGGTCTGAGTCTGCGCCGGGTCGCCGAGCGGATCGCGGCCGAGGGGCACCGAACGCGAACGGGCGGCGACTGGTCGTCGAGCATGATTCAGCGTCTGATCGGCGCTCGTGTGTGCGAATAGTCGCGCGCGGTCATACACAGACGCAGGGGGCGTCAAATGCTGAATCTATCGCAGCTGCCGACCGCAGCCGACATGCGGCTTACGAAGGCCGTCCCGCGCCGCGACGGCGCTGGGATCTCGTGGGATCTGGAGCTTGCGCTGAGTCTGATCAGCGACGCAGACGCAGAGCTGATCGACCCGTTCGTGCCCGGCGCTCGCCGGGTATACAACGCGCGCGAGTCGTCGAAAGGTGAGGCAAAGACGACCGGCGGATTCGACATCGTGCGCGCCGCGTTTCGCTCGCTCGACGATGCGCCGATCGCGACCGGTCACGCCGAGATCCGATCGGTGTCTTGCCGGGCCGCAAAGCAGGACGCCGTTCTGATTCTGCGGCTGCGGGTCCATGGGCTGCTGAGTCATGCCGCGATCCGCCTCGTGGACAGTCTGGACGAGGCGGTTTCGCTGACGCTGTCGTCGAGCGGCGGCGCGCAAGACGCGCCCGCGCCGCAAACGGCCGCGGCTCAGCTCGTCGGTCGTCTGATCGTCACCGACACCGGCTCGGGTGTCATCGCCGGGATCGTGTCTGCCGCCGTCGGCGATGCGGTATTCGTCGAAACGATGGAAGACGCCGAGCCGGTGTCGGTCGATCCCGCCGTCGACTCTGTGATCTCGATCACAATGTCCGACGACGACTCGCTGGGCGTCATGATCAGCGCTTACCGCAGCGCTTGCGCAGACGCCGGCGTATCTGCGAGCTGGCACGATGTCGTGACCGCTCTCGGCGTTGCATATGCCGAGAGCGCCGCGAGTCCGGCCGGCGGCTCGTGGGAGCTTTCGCCCGCGGTCTGGGCGTCCGCTCTCGCGATCGCTCGCGAGAGCAAAAACGGAGATCTGGACGACGTGTTCGGCGTTCCGGTATGACGCCGTTACGTGTGATCGAGCCCATGCGGTTCAAGATGGGCGGCGGCCGCCCGGGCGATCTGCGACTCTCTGTCGGCGATGTTCTGCACGGCGTCGACACGCACGAGCTGTCGAGAACAGAGCGCGCGTGGGCTCGCTCGAAGGAGCAGACACACGCGAGAACGTCGACACGCAGACTATCTCGGCTGTGTTTCTTCCGAGCCTATGGCGTTCTGAGGTTCTGCCAGCTTATGATCGACGTGCAGCCCGATAAGCGGGCGCGGCCCACGATTCCCACGACCCACCCGGAAGACGACGATGGGTGACGCTGATCGCTGCGCGATCGTCGCGCTGAACATGACCGATCCCGCGGTGTCGGCGTCAGATCCAAAGCTGTCGGCGCTGCTGCGCGACGGCTGGACGGTCGCCGCTCATACGCCCGGCCGCCGGGCAGACGGCGCGTCCGAGTGGCTGCTGCTGCTCGCGCCGCCGCCACCGCTGCGGGCGACCGCTCAAGCTCGCGAGCGACTGATCGCCGGCGTGCTCGCAGCACAGCTCGCCGCGTGTCTGCTGCTCGCAGCACTTGTCTGGAGCTGACCCATGAGCCTACAAATCGAGCGCGTCGAGCTGTCGACGCTGATCGCAGACCCGGCGAACCCGCGCACACACGACGAGCGAAACCTGCGCACGATCTGCGCGAGTCTGCGCGAACACGGACAGGTGGAGCCGCTGATCGTGCAGCGCTCGACGCGCATGATCATCGCCGGCAACGGTCGGCGCGAAGCGATGCGCAGACTCGGATGGATGAGCGCGGACGCGGCGCTGCTCGACGTGACCGATCAGCAGGCGCGCAAGCTGTCGATCACGCTGAATCGTTCCGCAGAGCTGGCGGGCTGGGACGATGCAGTGCTGGCTCGGCACCTGCGGGATCTGTCGCTCGTGCTCTCTGAGTCGACGGGCGACTGGTCCGAATCGCTCGGCTTCGATGGCGACGAGCTGTCGACACTGATCGATCAGCTCGACGCGACGCCGGCCCCAGATCCTGATCCGGCGGAGGAACCCGGCCCGGCAGCCAGCGGCGCGAATCTGCCCGATGCGAAAGCTCAGCGCGTGGAGCTGTATCTGAGCGCAGAGCAGATCGCCGGGTTCAAGTCGAACACCGCGAAGCTGGCCGCGCACTACGGAACGGACAACACGACAGACACGGTCTGTCGGGCGATCAATCATGCCGCCGAACGGGCCGCATCTGACGGCTGATCGTGCGCTCTGCGCCGCTTAGCCCTACACGAAGGTGAGACACAGGGAGTCGAACATGGCGGGCACGATTTGGACGCAAAGACGGGCGGGCGATGTCGCGAGCGCGACGCGACCGGGAGTGAGCGAGACAGAACACCTTGTGATCATCGATCCGTCTCTGTCGCCGGACTGGATCGCGATCCCGAACGACCCGAACGTGCCAGCCGAGCTGCGCGGGGTTCTCGCTCGCGTCGGGTCGTCGCATTGGACGAGCCCGGCATGGACGGCGGCTCTCGGGCTGCCCGAGCAGCGCACCCGGTGGCACGTTCTGAAGACTCGGCCAGCTATGCTGGTTGCAGAGCTGACCGGGCACGGCGCGGCGTTCATTCTGCCCGGCCCTGATTTCACCGATTTCACCGAACAGCTACGGGCCGCGAGTGTCGACGACCGCCGAGCATAGATCGTTTCTGCTGCCGCAGGACGGCGCGCGAATGCTCGACGAGCTGCGCGCCGACCTCGCCGCGGCGCAGTCTCGACTCGCTGTCGTGTGCTTTCTGCCGCCATGTCCCGAGCTGCTGTCTGAGTTTGAGACTGCGGCGCGGCGCGTTCGTGCCGGCGCTCGAATCTACATAGACGGCACGACCTCGACGAGTCTGCGCCGATTCGACGCCGAGTGGATGCGCCGGGTCGTTCTGCGCGCCGGCGGCAACATCCACGCGAAAGTAATCATCGCGGATCGAGCACTCTGGCTCGGCTCATGGAACATGGCGGCCCGGTCGGCGCTGAGCCAATACGACGTGCAGCATCGCACGACGTGCCCGGTTCTGCGCCGGCGCGCGTGGCGCTGGCTCGACGATCTGGACGCGCGCGTCGATACTGTGCAGTGCGGATCTGTTCCGCGCGGCAACAGCCCGCGTGGGGGTGACAAGCGGTCGCGAGCGCTGCGCGCGGACTCAAACTACGATCCCGATCTCGGATTCTAACGATGTCGAGTCGACGGCGAGCGCGGGCGCTGCTGATCGTGCGGCGCGGTCAAGTAGTGCCCGAGCCGCTACCGCGTGGGTGTGTCGCCGCTGTGATCTACGATCACGCGGACCCGGCCGCGTTCGCCGTAGATCTGCCGCGGTTCGCGCGCATGTATGAACCCGACGAGCTGCGGCTGCGCGGATACGCGCCGGCGGCTTTCATCGTGATCGCCGAAAGCGTCGCGTCCAAGCTGCGGCCGCGGGCGCGTGTGACGTTCACAAGGGGCGGGTAACGCCGAGTCGACGCCGACGATCGGATCTGCGCCGAGCGCCGTGGGCTGTCGGGTGGGCCGAGTCGCGACTGCGCACGATCCCGCCGGGGTAGCGCGGCGGCGCGCCGCATTCGCGCCGACAGTGCGCGAGCGGCGCAGAAAGAATCTGGCAGAAACCCAACCCGCCGAAAGCGGGCTACTGGTCACCGTTTACGGTGAAACGCTGTGCCGCGCAGTGTTGGGCGAACACGGGCGCCGCTTTACCGTGTAACCGTGGCGGGGTTAAGGTTCAGTCACCGAAACGGAGGGCAGCATGGCTGGACGCATCAAGGGTCAGGGAAGTAAGTGGATTCGCAAGGACAAGCGGCTCGCCATCTATCTGCGCGACGGGCTCGCCTGCGCTTACTGCGGTGCGACCGTCGAGTCCAGCGGCGCGCCGCTGAGTCTCGATCACTTGGTGCCGTGCTCGGCCGGCGGCGGGAACCACGAGGGCAACCTGATCACAGCCTGCCGCAGCTGCAACAGCCGCCGGCAGGACACGCCGCTCGCCGAGTGGCTGCGCCGGAACAACGGCGAGCAGACCGACGCCGTCGCGACGTTCATCGCGAACCACACCGCCCTCGCGCTGCGCCCGTTCCGCATCGAAGCGAAGGCGATCATCGCCCGACGCCGCGCCGCCGCGAACAGCTAAACCCCAACGACACAGAGACTCAACATGCGCGACTCGAACCCCGAAGCCATCGCCGCTCTCGCAAACACGCGCCAGCAGATCGTCGCCCGTTCCGGGCGGTGTGGCTGCAGCTGCCGCGGGCGCGACCCGTGGCACCGTCAGCGCTACACCCGCACACTGCGCGATCTGCGCGTGCTCGAAGCTGCGCGCGTTCTGGCCGATCTGGGGAACGGCGGCGAGCTGATCGAGCTGGCGACGGCGCGCGTTCGTATGCCGTGGGCCGATGATCCCGTACCGGTGCGGCTTACGGCGCTCATATACGTCACCAACGATCTGATCGGCGGGCTGAAATGGTCGCTGGTGGAATAGCTCTCGCGCATGAACGCCCCGCAGCTGCTGCGGGGCGTTCATGCGTTCGAGGCCGACCTTGTCGCCGCGGCCCCAGACGAGCGCAGGGCGAGCCCTGAGCGCTCGGGCGGGGTAAGCTGACGGCAGAGCCCGCAGGGGGCAGTCAGCACCCCGCCACGGGCCGAGGACCCGCCGTCATGTCCACGCACCGCACCGCGGCCCGCCACGGCATTGAGTGGCAATCAATCCCGCTGCCAGTCGACGGCGCGCTGGTCATCGTGCGCCGGCCGCACACGGATCGCCGAGGCGCGTTCGATCGTCTGCTGGACCCGGCGCTGCTCGCCGAGCTGACCGGGCAGCCGTTCAGCGTCGCGCAGCTCGCGCGCTCGGCGAACCCGGCGGCCGACACGCTGCGCGGGCTGCACTATCAGCTCGCGCCGCGGCAGGAGTCCAAGCTCGTGTGGTGCAGTTCGGGCTCGGCTCTCGACATCGTGCTGGATCTGCGCGCCGACAGCCCGACGCACGGCCGGGTCGCAACGGTTCCGCTCACAGCCGCGGACACGATCTCCGTGTTCGTTCCGGCCGGCTGCGCTCACGGGTATCTGACGACTCAGAGAGAAACCGTTCTGCAGTATGCGACGGACGCGCCGTATGATCCCGATCTTGCGCGCGGAGTCAGCTGGCAGAGCGCGGACGTTCGGCAGCTGTGGCCGCTGCCCGCCGGCGTCGTTCCGACGCTGAGCGCTCGCGATGCCGAGCTGCCGGTGTTCGCGGCCGGCGAGCTGCCGAGACTCAGGAGATCCGAATGAGTCAGCACGAGTCAGACTGGATCTCGATCTCTCGTGTTCGCGTCGTGTGCTCACACGTCGCGGATCACGGCGACACAGGAGCGCCGCTGTCCCGGGTGACTCTGCGCCCCGGCCCGGGCGTTCGGCTGCTGGCCGCAGAGTCGCCGACAGACGATGCGCTGGACGTGATCGTTCAGATTGACCCGACAGCCATCGCCGTTCCGACGGGTCAACGCTCGTCGTGAAGGACGGCAAGCTCGCGTGGAAGAAAAAGAAAACGCGCCGCCGCGACGACGATTGATCGCCGGGTGCGATCGGCCCGGGCCTGCGCTACTCGACCGCACACACAGCGGGGCGAGCGATGATCGAGCTGAGCGAACATCAACAGAGCGAGCGAGCGAAGCTGCGCGCAGCGATCGCGACCGGTAAGCGGGTGATCATGCTCGTGGGACCCGCCGGGTCTGGAAAGACAACTCTGCTGCGTTCGCTCGTCGACGAATACGAACAGACGCGAGAAGTCGTGCCGATCTGCCCGACCGGCAAGGCGGCGCACGTTCTGTCCGACAAGATTGGGCGCGATGCGTCGACTGTGCATCAATCTCTATACGGTCGCGTCTGGGAGGGGAAGTCCGACAACGAGAGTGACGACCCAGAGCTGATTTTCGGTCAGCCCCGCCCCCCGTGCGGGGTGGGCGGGCTTGTGATCTGCGATGAGTCGTCAATGGTCGATACAGAGCTGCACGGCGATCTCTACCGGCAAACGTCGAAACGGCGTGGGGCACAGATTCTGTATGTCGGCGACCGCGAGCAGCTGCCGCCGGTGCGCGGAACATGGGGGCCGCCGTTTGATTCACCCGACGCCGAGCTGCGCGAGATTCATAGGCAGGCCGCCGACTCGCCGATCGTCGGGCTTGCAACGGCCGTTCGAACACGTCAGCCGTTCGACGGCTGGATCGACGGTGTCTGTGACACCGCGTCGGGCGACCCGGTGCCGTGGCTGTGTGAGCGCAAGGATTCCGACGCCGTGCTACTCGCGTACACGAACGCGACCCGGCGCAGACTCAACGCCGAGATCCGGGCGCAGCTCGGGCTAACCGGTGTCGTGTGTCCGAACGATCGGATCGTGTGTCTGCTGAACAATCACGGGATCGGGATCATGAACGGCGAGGCATTCGACGTTCTGCGCGCCGAGCGCGGCCCGGCGTCGGGTTGGCTGTGGCTGATTCTCGACGTGCCCGGCCGCGATGTCCGCGTTCTCGTGTCGCCGTCGACGTTCGGCGGTCGTGTCGGCGACTTTAGGCGAGCCGCATCGCGGCTTCGCTTTCATCACAGAGCGAAGGCGCTGCACGTCGACACGGGCTGGGCGCTGACCGTCCACAAGTCGCAGGGCAGCGAGTGGAAGTCCGTCGGGTTCGTCGCGGACGGCGGGTATGCCGGTCTGCGCCTGCGCGATCCGGCCGAAGCCCGGCGGCTGACATACACGGCGATCACGCGCGCCGCAGAGACACTGCGGATCTTTCGCTGATGCGAGTCAGTACTGCGCAAGCGCTGACCATGCCGTGCCCCCACTGCGGGGCGCGGGCCGGCGTTCGGTGCCGAGAGTTAGCCGGGCCACGCCCAAAGACCGCACACACGGCGCGCGCGCGGCTGTATGTGACGCGCGACAGCGAGTCGCGCGGATACCCGTGCCCGAAGCTCGATCGCGTCGGGTCGTTGATTCGGCAGCTCGGCGATCGAGAGCTGCTGCCGAGCGAGCGACAAACCGCGATGCGTCAAGCGCTCGCGGCGCTGGAGTCGCTACGCCCGGATCTGTGCCCGCCCCCGCGGCCCGGCGTCGTGCCGACTCGCGACTGGTCGCCGGTGCCTGTTCGTCTGCGCGTGCTGCGCATACTGCTGGCCCGCGCGACTGTGCAGTATCGCCGGCGACCGCCGGTCGACGTTAGCCGATCGCACCTGTTCAGACTCGGCACCCGCATCGCGCTGCTGCCCGACGGTCCCGGCGAGTATGTGTGCAGCGTGCCGGCATGGCTTGCAGAGACGCACAGCTGGGCCGCGCTGTGCGCGGTCAGTTAGGTAGCAGTCTCGCCGAAATGCACGTCGACGAACGTAAACCACCCCGTACCGGTCGGGCGCGTTCCGACTGGCTGAAGGTGCAGATAGTCGCCGGCTTCGACGCTCTTTAGATCGTCGCTCTCGAAGAGAGAAGCTAACGGTGGCCCCGTCGTTCTCGCCGGCGGCGATGCTGCAGATTGCGATCCGTGTCATCGTGCCCGGCGAGCTGCCGCTGCCGAACGATTGACCGCGGTTTCGCCACAGCTCCAGATCCATCGTTCCGTTCGTGTGCGCCTTGTCGACGTGTGCGTGGGCAAACGTGATCGCTCTGTCTGTCGGGATTTGTATACGCCCAAACGGACAGCCCGTCGCCCACGACCACTCGCCGGCGGCCGCCGCCGTATAGTCGGCCTTTGCCGCAAGATTGAACCACTGGCCCGAGTGCTGGACATTCGCGGCCCGGCGCAGCACATGAAAGAGCCAGCCGCCCAACCCGGTGTGTGATTTGCGTTGCTCGATTCTACATGAAGCCGACAGAGGGAGCGCACGATGCGAGCGACTGCGGCTGATATGAGCCGGATCTACCGGAACACCGGCAACCGGTACGGGCCGGGCGTGATTCGTCAGATCCGAGAGCTGCGCGACGCGGGCGCAGACTCGTGCGCCGTTGCACACGCTGCGGAGATCTTGCGCGTGCTGAACGAGCCCGGCGCACAGATCCGATCGCGCGGCTCGATCATCGAGATCCGAATCCGTCGGGACGGGCTTATGCTCGTGCTGACGGTCTCAGCCCGCGGCGCGGTTTCGCTCGTCTGCAGCACAGACGCAGACACTGGAACGGCTCGCCCGGGCCGACCCGGCGGCCCGCTGTCGGGCGCGATGTCCGATGTCGTTTCGGCAGCGCGAGCGGCGCTCGCAGCGGCCCGCTCGCGTTGTGGGGGATAGACTGTGTCAGCACCCGATCAGGTCTTGAATGTGCCGACTCTGCGATGCGAATTCTGCGGCCGCGCCGGCAACGCCGAGCAGATCGACGAGTGCGAACGGGCGCATCTTTCCGGTGTGGAAGACGATGGCTGGACGATGCTTTCGTGGCTCGTGTCGTATCTGTCGACGTTCAGCACGTCGAGCGGTCACACGCTCGCAGAAGACTGGAACGAGGACGACGCGCTGTCGTGGGTTCACCCGTCGGGCTCGACGGGCGGGCCGGCTATCGAATACTCGCACACTGTCGGATCGGTACTGCCCGGCGCGCTCGTTTCGTGGGTCGCTCGCGACCCGTTCGGCCGGCCGATCGCCCGCGGCGCTGCCGAGTCAGACTCGCCCGATCTTTCAATCGAGCCGCTGCGCGAGCTGCGCCGGCGGTTCACTCAATCGCGATAGGTGATCAAATGCTGAGTGTTGCCCCGTACATTGGCGAGACTGCGCCCGCAGACTCATTCAATCGAGCCCGGCCGGTTCCGCTGCCGCCCGGCCCAATGCTGCCCGCCGGCTCCGTGCTTGTCCGTCCCGGCGACGGACTGAGCGCGCCGCGGGTTTCGGCCGCTGTTCGTCTTGCCGCCGCCGGCGCGATGACAGTGCGCGAGCTGCCCGAGCACAGCGACGCCCGGTCGCTGCTGATCGTCGCCGATGACGATGAGTCGTTCGCTCTGCTGCTCGACGCCGTCGGAAAGCGCGCGATCGTGATCGTGATCGACGATGTTGACTAATCGGGATGAGCCGGTTTCGTTCGTGTTCGAGCTGGAGCTGCGCGCGCTATGCGCCGTGTCTGCACGGTTCGACGAGAGCGGCGAGCCGGTGATCGTGTCTGCGCGTCAGCTGTCGATCGAATCGACGATGCACGAGCTGAACGAACGGATCGACGATGACGATCGGGCCGAGCTGCGCGTGCAGATTCGCGACGCGCAGGAGCTGCGCGCGTTGGTCCTCGAACAGATCTCGGCGGGCCGACCGTGACTCGCGCCGAGCCGCTGCTGCCGATCGTGGAAGTGATCATGATCCCGCCGTTTCGACTGTTTGAGTCGAGCGATCTGATCCGAACGCTGCAGCGTGACGCATCGGGATCGTGGTGGCTGTTTGTCGGGTCCGAGCCCGACCGTCGGATCGCAGACCGGCAGATTCTGCGAGCGAGAATCGCCGCACTGAACGGTCAACCGTTCGAGCTGAAGACACGAACAGAGATCGCCGAGAGCGATCAGGCAGAGGCTGATAGATGAACCGTGAGTCTGGATACAGCGCGAGCCCGTACGGGCTGACGACTCGGCAGGTCCGAGATCGCGTACGCGATCAATACTTGTGCCAGCGCCCGGCCGGGCTGCACTGGCTGCTCGGCTCGGCCGTGCTGGTCGGCGAGCCGCCCGAAGTGCTCGCGGCGCTGCGGGCGCTCGTGATCGCTCAGGGGCCGACCGTCGGATCGCTGCGGCTGCTGAACGGCAGAACGTGCGGCGCGATCGTCGTCGACGGGCCGGTGGCGTGCGCCGTGATCGTCGGGCTCGGAACGCCCGGCGCGAGCGACCCGCCCACCGACTGCAGCAGTGCCGCCGAATTCGCCCGCTGGGCGCTCTGGGTGCTCGACGGGCTGCCGGGCGACGCCGATCGCGCCAACGCCGAGCCAGCACCCGCTGACGGGCCGGCAGAGTCTGCGGCCGACGCCGGCAGACCCGGCGCAGACCGTGATGGGGGCGTGTGATGTCTGGGCGCAGACTGTACCGGGTGGAGCTGCGATTGTTCGGGTACGTGCTCGCAGCTGACGAATTCGAGGCCGAGAACGCCGAGGACGAGATCATGGCGACCGAGGACGATTGCGGCGTTTCGGTGCGCAGTGTCGACCGCGCCGAGATCGCTGCGCTCGGGTCTGGCCAGCACTCGTGGGACGGATCGTGTCTCGTCTACCATGACGGTGACGACGAGATCAGCGTGGACGACGCGATCGCCGAGCACGAGGCGACGCTGCGCGCCGAGTCGACAGAATGAGCCGCACACACAGCGCCGGGCACTCACGATCCGGTCTGTGGGTGTCGTACTTTGTCGGCACCCGCGACGAGTGCGAAGCGTTCATCGCGGGCGCACGGTTTGCGGCGCGCCGCAAGACGCCTGCGCCGAGTCTGCGCAGACTCGACTCGCTCGACCCGTGCGGGTGCGGGCCGAGTCGCGACACGTTCTCGTCCGGCGGTAAGATCGGCTGCACGACGTGCAATCAGTGGGACGATCCGCCGGTGCCAGCATGAGCCGGCCGCTGCTGCCGATCGCGCGCTGTCTGCGCTGCGGCTCGTACCCGTTACGTCCTCTCGCCGAGATCGCATACGTTCCGACGAGCTGGGCCGGGCGGGCGTGGATCGCGATCGCTCGCCGGCTGCAGATCGCTGTCGTCGCATACTCGATTCGGTGCGCAGACTGCGGCGAGGTGATCGCGGACGTGCGAATCGACGGCAGCATGGCCGCCCGATGACCGGGTGGTTCCGAATGTCGGCGAATCCCGACACAGCGGGATCGCAGACTGTGCGAAGCACGGCGGCCGACGCTATGTGTGCTCACACAAGCGAGCGCCGGCCTGCGGCGCAGGGGGCGAGTATGCGAGCGCCGAGACTGCGGAACGCCGCACAAGCCGAGATCATGAACCGCGCCGCGGTACCGCTGCTGCGGCGACTCGGCGACGACTGGCGCTGGCGCAGCGTCAAGACGGGTCGCGCGGTTCGCGTCGGGCTGCCCGATGACTCGGGGCGGCTGCGCGTCTGGTGCGACATCGATCGGCGCGCAATCGGCAGCGCCGGCGGTCTTGCGACTGCTGCGATCGCGTCGACGCTGCGGCTCGAAGCGGGTCGGCTGTTCGCGCTCGGCGACAGCGGGCAGCTCGGCGTCGATCTGTGGCTGACTCGCGACGCCGAGAGCGGCGAGATCGAGCGGGTCGCCGCACACGCTTACCCGGCGTCGCCGGGCCGCAAGACGCCGCAACGGTGCCCGCCCGACGCCCGGGTGGCGACCGTCGGCCCGGCGGGCGTCGCCGTCTGTGCGGTGTCCGAGCTATGAGCGTTCGAGTCATCGAGGGCGACTGCGTCGCGCTGATGTCGGGCTGGCGGTCGAACACGATTAGCGCGATCGTGTGCGATCCGCCGTACGGGATCGCGTTCATGGGGCGCGCGTTCGATAGGCTCGGGGACGGCGCGAATCAGCAGCGATGGCACGCGGATTGGCTGCGCGAAGCGCTGCGCGTGCTGCGGCCCGGCGGGCACTTGTGCGCGTTCGGTGGAACGCGCACGTTCCACCGGCTCGTGTCTGCGGCCGAGGATGTCGGGTTCGAGATCCGAGATATGCTCGTGTGGCTGTATGGGTCGGGATTCCCGAAGTCGCACAACGTGGCAAAAGCGTTTGACCGCGCCGCCGGCGAGCTGCGCGCAGAGTCGCGCGCATTCACGGTCGCTGGCGTGCCGCCCGGCTCGAACGTGTCGCCGGTCGTGCCGATTCGCGGCTATGTGCCGCCCGCGCCGATCACCGATGACGCAAAGCGGTGGCAGGGTTGGGGAACGGCGCTAAAGCCGGCGCACGAGCCGATTCTGCTCGCGCGCAAGCCGCTGGGCGGAACGGTCGCCGAGTCTGTGCGCAGACACGGCACCGGCGCTCTAAACGTCGCGGCGTGCAGAGTGCCGACAGCTGACGGCGAGCCCGGCTCGCGCTGGCCGGCGAATCTGCTGCTGAGTCATGCCGCGGCCTGTGCTGTAGACTGCGCGCCGCGCTGCCCGGTGGCAGCGCTCGACGCACAGAGCGGCGAGAGCGGATCGCCCGGCGGCGTTCGGGTGCGCTCGGGCGCGTCGGATCTGGGGCGTCGCGCTGGCTGGAACCCACACGCACAGACGCAGACGGTCGCCGTGCGGCCCGCAGACCGCGGCGGCGCGTCGCGATTCTTCACGCGAGCGCCGCTCGTGCCGCTCGACGACCCGTCGATCTGGCCGACGTTCCGGTATACGTCGAAAGCGTCGAAAAGCGAACGTCAAGCCGGCTGTGAACAGCTCGCGCAGACACGCGGCCGCAAGCGCGGCAACAATCACCCGACGGTCAAGCCGATCGCGATCATGCGCTGGCTGCTGCAGCTCGTGACGCCACCCGGCGGGCTCGTCGTCGACCCGTTCGCCGGGTCGGGCACGACCGGCGTAGCCGCGGCACAGCTCGGGATAAATGCGTGGCTGATCGAGGCAGATCCGGCGTACGTCGAGATCGCACGAGCACGAGTCGAGCACGCACAGAGCGGGGCGGCCGATGTTCGCTGAGTCTGCGCAGTGCCCTGTAGGGACGAGCCGGCTTACGGGCTCTGTTTGAGCGGGGAGAACAAGTGACACTGCGCGAACACTTGCGGGCGTGGCGCGTTCATGCGGCGCTGAATGCCGGCGCAGCGTTGCGCTGCGCGTGGCACATAGTCGTGCCGCCGCAGCTCGATCACGCGCGCGGCGCTGTCGAGTCGCTGTCGTCGTCGACAGCTCGCGGCGAATTCGCGCGGGCGCTCGGCTGGACGAGAGACAAAGGGGGAGCGCTATGATCGCGAATCACTGGAGCTACACGGGCGGAGATTGCCCGCTGAAAGAGCAATGCAGACACTGGCTCGCGCCGTCGGCGTACCGATCGCACGTTCCAGCCAACCTGTACCCGGGCGACACCGGCGAGAGCTGCGACGTGTTCAAGCCTGCGCGCGGCGTCGACGGGCCACTGACCGCAGCGAAAGCGCAGCGCCGGCGCAAGCCGTGAGCGGTCGCCGGGTCATGATCGACGAGAGCGCCGGCCGCTATGTGCGCGAGCCGGTCGACGGGTCGGTGCGCCCGTGCCGCACCGACCGCGAGGACGCCGAGAGCTGGCGGGCCGCGTGTGACATGATTCGCGGCCTATACGGCGAGTCCGAGCACAATGCAGACCCGGCCCGGTGCTGGGATCTGTTCGTCGGGCTCGTGTTCATGGCGGCGAATCGCGCATAGTGCGCCGCGTGTAAGACTGTGCCGAACGCATAGATGCGCGAATAGTGCAGACACGCCCGCAGAGCTGATCGTGGCCGACTATACGACGGCTCGCGCATAGATGCCGCGTATAGGCCGCAGACACAGGGTGAGCCCGGGCCGTACAGACGGCGACGGGCTCGCGCTGCGATCGGATTGCAGACACAGGGGCAGCGCTGGCGCGCTGCACGGTGCGCAGCAGATCGGCCGGATCTGAAGCGCTGCGAGCAGTGCTGCGCCCCTGCTGCGATAGTGATCGGGCTGTGCTGCCCGGCCCGGTAGCAGAGCGGCGCAGATGCTGAAATGCGCGGACAAGAGCTGTTCGAGAATGTAGAGCAGCAGCGGGTAATGGTGAAACAGGGGGCCGGTAGGTGAGCGGTGGGGGATTGAGCGGGATGGTGAGGCAACATGCTGAAACACAGGGCAACCCAACACCCAGAACCCGCCCCGGGCCGGGGTTCTCGACGAGCCGTCAAGAGTTTGACGGTCGCCGAGTCAGCGCCGAGTCGTGCCGTCCCGGCGTGTCTGCATCGGGCGACTGCTATAGCAGCTCGTGGGCGCTGCCCGGGCAGCTATAGCAGCTCGCTGGGAATGCCGAGCTGGCCGCCGTCGCGGCGTACCGGTGCGACCGCACCAGTACGCCACGGGTGACTCGATGCGCCGGCGTGTCTGCACGATCTGCCCGCGGTGACTCGCGACGGACGAGTCTGCATGTTCGTCGCAGCCAGGGAATGCAGCGCTGGTCGGCATTCCCACCGGGGGGGGTGTGTAGTGTTCGGGGCGCGCGGGGGGCTGCGTGGCGGTCCACACCAGCCACTACCGATCGATTTTTCGCCAGCCACTACCGATCGATTTTTTCTCTCGTCGCGCAGGCCCCCTCTCTCTGTGCGTCCCGCCCCCTCGCGCGCTACACGTCAGCGCGTGTCGCGCATTTCAGCGCAAGCGCCGGCCGGCGCAAGCCGGCCCCCCGTGTCAGCAAGTCGCAGGAAAACGCCGTGCCGAACGTCCCGACAGTCAGCCCGCACACGTCGATTCAAACTGTTCTGATCACGCCCGAACGCGGCGATCCTTGCAGCCTATTTACGCCGGGTTTGCCGGTCGCGCTCGGGCTGCACGCCGACGATCTGCGGCTCGGCTTGTGCGTGATTCCGCAGCAGTCCGACGACCGCTCGATCGCTGTCGTCACCCGTTCCGAGTCGGGCTGTCCGCTGCTCGATCTGTGGCCCATCAACGCCTCGCACATTGTGCTCGCCGCGCAGCGCTGCGTCTATCACAGCGCGCAAGACGCCGTTCTGCACTTCTGTCATATGTCTCTGCAGCTCGACGAGCGCCACCGCGGCTCGCTCGGCTGCGGCTTCATGTCTACTGTCCACGACTCCGACGGGCCGGTCCCTGACGCCGTGATCACCCGCTACGGGCCGGCGCTCGTTCTGCTATGGCACGGCAGCAGCGATCGCGCCGCCGCGACTGTGCGCCGCGCCGGGCGGCTCGCGATCCGCTCGGGCTCGACCGTGCGTTCGATTTCAGCGCCGGCGCTTGATCACGCCGTGTACCGCGCAGACTCTGCCGAGCTGCTGCCGTCCATGCAGCTTGCCGCGCTCGCCGATCAGTGTCTCGGCTGCGATGTCCAGATCATCGCGTCGCCGTCTTTTGCGGCTGCGGGCTGATTCTCGATGGGCTGTGCGATCTGCGCGCCCGGGCTCTATTCAGGGCTGAACAGGAGCCGAACGATGACCGCGCCCGGTACAGTCTCGACACCGCCGCCGGCCGAGCGAATCGCCGCCGTGTTCGCGGCTCACTTGCGCGCAGCTCGGGCCGCGCGTCGTGTCGGCTTGCTCGCCGAACACCGCCCCGGGCTTACTGCTGACTCGCGCTGCATTCCGACCGTGTGTCTCATGCTGCCGAACGAGCAGCTAATCGGGATTGCGTCATGTCTCGACATGATAGACGCGATCGAGCACTTCACTCAGCCGCGCACGTCGATCGCCGCCCGGCGCGTCGCCCGCTGCGGCTTCGCGCTATCGGTCGCCGATCAGCTGTCTGCGCCGCTGTTCGGGCAGTGTCTGCGTGCCGTGCAAGACATGCACGATCTGTCGTTCGCCGAGCAGTCGCAGCAGCTGATCAGCGAAATTCTCAACGTGTACGCATGACCGACTCGGCGCTGCAATTCGCAGACTCGCCGCGCGACGCGCTCGTGCGGATCGTCGACGCGCACGTATTCGTCGCGCTCATGCTGAATCACGCCGAGCGGCGAACGATTTCTTCGCTCTCACCGTCGACGCGCGCCGAGCTGTGCCGCCGACTCGGGATCAGCGTGCCGGCCGATGTCTCGGCCGCGATGCAGTTCTACCGGTGCCGCCGGGCGATGTCGCCCGAGCTGCTGCTGCAGTGTCTGCGCGAGGTACAGCGTGACCCGTGCCGCAGCGCAGCCGACATCGTGCGAGTCTTCACACACCCACCGTCCGTCGATTCGTGACGAACACCGATCACGCGCAGCCGTCCCGGGCTCGGGATCGTCGAGTCGTGTAGAATGTCTCTGCACGGTCGGCGCTGACAAACAGAACAGATCCCCGGGCTCGTGAATCTGCCCGATCCCGGGCGGCTGCGCTCAATTCAAGGATCATGCAATGAGCCCAGTTTCTACGCTCATCGCTGTACACGGGTTCTCGCTGTGATGACGCGCGAACAGATTATCGCGATGCACGAGTCAGCGGCCGAGCTGCTGCACGCCGAGCGCGTGTTCGCCGGGTTCGATCCGAACGTCTTGGCGTTTCTGCTCGCACCGTGTGATCTCGAACGGCTGCGCGCGCTGTCGGGTCAGAGCGCGCCGTTTCTGACCCGACATCAGCTCGCCGCTGCCGCCGCTCGCAGGCTTCATTTTCCACTACTGCGGGCCGAGCTGCTGACGATTCAGCACAGACCCGGCACAACAGACTCGGAACCGTGATAATGAGCGTTAGACACCCTGGCGCACGAATATGGGTGAGTCTCGAAGACTGAGTGTGGAAGGGAACGGCCCTCTCTACGAGGCCGGTGCGCCGAACTGGTAGCGGGGTCTTTGAGGGAGGTGCTTCCCCGATCTCCTGTTTCGGGACCGGGGGAGACCTCGACATAAGCGCATTCTGGGCGCTTCGAGTCTCGGGGGGGCGCGCGGTGGTAGATCAAGGGCCGCGACTTGGGGTAGGGTGGGCTCTGCGGGAGGATGAAGTTGAAAGTAGTTGACTTGTTCTGTGGTGCTGGTGGGCTGTCTGAGGGCATGAGGATGGCTGGTTGTCAAGTGATTGGTGGAGTTGATTGCGACCCCGATGCAATGGCCACGTTCGCGTTGAATTTCCCCGATGCACTCGCGGTAACTGGTGACATCAGGAATGACGCTGTGTTCTCGAAAGTCGCGCGAGCAGCTGGCGAGGCCGATGTTCTTGTCGGCGGGCCGCCTTGCCAGGCTTTTTCTCAGGTTCGCAACCACTCTCGTATTATTGATGACCCGCGCAACGGCCTCTATCGCGAGTTCGTGCGGGCGATCGAGCGTTTTCGCCCTCTCGGCTTCGTCATGGAGAATGTCCCTGGAATGGACCAAATGGGGGTTCGTTCTCAGGTGTTGACCGATCTGTCCCTCAGGGGGCGCTACGTTGTGCAGAGTCGGGTCGTGGATGCCGTAGATTTTGGCGTTCCCCAGACGCGGAAGCGGATCGTATTTGTGGGGGTGCGTGCTGATCGAACTGAGAGGTTTCGATTTCCATATGGCTCTGGAGCCTCAGGAATGTTGCGACTGGAGCGTCGAGAAGACTCTCGGGGAGTGTCTTACAACATAGACTCCCCTTCGGTGCCGATCACAGGCGAGGATCCTGTTGGTCGGCTGAATGACCCGACAGATCTCTGGGCGGTGTCAGTAGAACAGGCAATCGGTGACTTGGCGTGGCTTGTTGCTGGTCGCCGTGATGACCGTATTGATGCGGCGTCCCTTCCTGCGCCCTCCTCGCGCTATCAGGAGGCGATGAGGATGGATAGGGAAGAAGAACAATTGAGGAACGTGCAAGTGCCACGCATTAACAGGGATACCGTTCTCCGGTTGAATGGTGTCCCGGAGGGCGGGAACTACCGAGACCTGTCCGAGAACCTACGCCAGCGGTATCTTACAGGGCAGAAATGGGGGCCTTCGAACGGGAGTGGCAGGTTAGGCCGGAAACACTACTACGCCTATCGTCGCCTCCATCGCGCATTTTGGGCTTGGACTCTCAATACCAAGGCGGATAGTGCTTATCACTACGCTTCGCCACGTGCTCTTTCAGTGCGGGAGTTTGCGAGGTTGCAGTCCTTTCCTGACGGCTTTTCGTTCACGACCGACCCCCGAAAGGGCAAACTGGACGGCCGTATCCCCGGTGGGCCGGCGCATTCTCGCTATCGACAGGTGGGCAATGCTGTCCCGCCCCTGCTCGCTACGGCCATTGCGCGGTCCTTGCGGGAGGTTCTTCTGGGGCAATCGAACGATGAATTGGAGTATGGGAATGCCACCCGAAGGACAGGTTGATCGGCCATTTGGGGCTGAAAATCGTGAAGCACTGTTGAACGAGTTCTTCCATGGGTGGGGGACTGTTACGAGGCAAAACGCTTGGAAGGCAGTCTATCAACTGCTGATGTGGGTTGATCCCACGACAGGGCTCGCCGCCGCCAATGCCGAGCTGCGCAGACTGCGCGAGCGGTTCGCGCTGTGAGCCCGCCCGATCCCGGCAGATTCAAGGGTCGCCGCCCGCAGCCGCGCCCGCAGCACGACCCGGCCGGCGACGCTTCGCTGCGCGGCTCGTGCTCGCGCTGCGGTTCGCGCAGACACACGGCGCGCCGCTGCCGATTCGGCGACCGCGTGATCGTGCTGCGCAGTCGCGGCTCGGGCGAGCTGCTGACACTCGGCACGAACGGCAGCGGGCCGATCCGCTCGTTTGTGCCCGAATGTCTCGATCCGTCGCTGATCGTGCCCGGTGGACTGCCGATTTTCATCTGCGCAGACTCGGCCCGGCGCTATCTCGCGAGAGCGCCCGCGCGCGTGTGTCTACTCGAAGCCGACGCCGCGCCCGATCTGTTCGGCGACGCCGTCATAGATCTCGATCCCTGGTCGATAATGTGTGCGATCTGCGCCCCGCGCGACTACTTCAACCCGAACGCAGGAGCACACAGTGTCGACGATCTATAGCACCGGCTGGATCAGCCCGACGCCCGCGTGCGTTCAGTTTCTGATTCAGCGGCTCGCCGGCGTGACCGGCAGTCGCGAGGACGAGTGCTCGATCAGCGACTGCCGCGGCGAGCTGACGCACACCGGCGTTCACTTGCGGATCAAACGCGCGGCGTTCCGCGGCGTTCACTTTGCATTCAAAGTGCAGCGATGATCGTGCTGACACAGCGCCGCGAGCTGTCGCCGTTCGCGAAGATCGGAATGCTGACTGTGCAGCGGCGGATCGCGCGAGCGGTTCTCGTCGAGCTGCACGCAGAGTCGGCCGGGCTTCGCCGCCGTCTACTCGCCATCGATCGCGAGGCGCAGCACTATGCGCCGATCCCGCTGCGCTGCTCGCGACTGATCACGATTCAGCGACAGCGGCTCGCCGCTGAAGACTCAAACAAGACGCCGTAAGGGCGCAGGAGCAACCGTGCAACACAATATGACAGACCGCGAGAATGCGGCAGCAGAGCAGATTCTCTCGTCCGCGGCGTTCAAGCCTGCGGTCGGAATGATCGTGCAGGTGATCGCGTTCACCGACGACGACCAGTGCATCGGTCCGACGCGCATGACTCTGCCCGGTCGGATCTCGAAGATCCGACGGAACCGCGGCGGCTGGACCAGCGTGTCGCTGCAGATGCGCGACGGCACGACGATCGAGCGAACGCTGCGCCGGAACGCGGCCGCGCCTGAGCTGCTGCTGCCGTTCGTCAACGACGCCGAAACACTGCGGCAGCTCGTAAAGATCGGCAAGTCGATCGCCCGTGATAGAAGCGCCGATCTGCGACAGCTCGGCGAGCGGCACACGTTCGCCGGCGAACTCGCCGAGTATACGCAGGCGCACGATCTGCCGTGCGAGGCGATCGCGGCAGTGTTCGCCCGCGCGAACCGATCGGCAGTCGCGGCGTAGCTGATTGATCACTCGCACAGACTGGCGCGATCTGCTCGACAAATATGCCGGGCAGATCGATCGCATCGTGTACCCGGCCGCGCCGTTAAAGCGCGACAGCGACACGCTGCGGGTCGGCGATCCGGTGTTCGCCGGATCTGTGCCGCCCGTTCGGCTCGACGTGGCATCGCTGCCGATCGGGCCGCTGAACGATATTCACATGACTCTGCCGAAAGTGTGGCGCGTGAACGACGCGCTCTGAGTGCTCGATCTGCAGCTTGCAGGAGTGACGGTTCACGATGACTGAGATCCCGGGCGTTCAGCTCATACGCGGCGACGTGTCGAGAGCGATCGAGTCTGCGCAGAATGCTCGGCTCGTGTGCGTCGACCCGCCCTGGCCATATCGGAACCGAACGCGGCGCGGCTGCGCGGCGACGCACTATCCCGCCGTCAGAATGCCCGACATCGTGCAGACTGTCGACGCGGCGTATGACTCGGCCGCAGACTCGGCATACATGCTGCTCTGGTCGACATGGCCGACGATCGGTGAGTGGTTCGCGGCGTCGCTGAAGAATCACCGATGGCGGCACGTTACCGGCGGTTCGTGGCACAAGTCGAACGGGATCGGGATCGGCTATCACGTTCGCGGCGACTCCGAGCCGTGGCTGCTGTACGCGAAGGGAGAGCCGCGGCCGTTCGGCACGCTGCGCAATGCGTGGCGCGCGCCGCGCCGCAGACACAGCGAGAAGCCGGCCGAGCCGCTGCGCGCGTTCGTGTCGGCGATGTCACAGCCTGGAGATCTCGTGCTCGATCTGTATGCCGGACTCGCGCCGCTCGCGCGAGTCTGTATGCAGACGGGCCGGCGCTATGTCGGTGCCGAGATCGACGCCGAGCGACACGCGGTCGCGCAGTCTCGACTCGCCGAGTGCAACGCAGCGATGCTCGCCGCCGGCGGTGCGTAGCGCCGGCGGCGCTACATGAAGACACGCGCACAGACGCAGGGAGCGCATGATGAACGGAACAGAGAAACGAGCCGTGTTCAGCACGATCGCGAAGATGCGAGCCGATCGGGCACTGATCCGCCGACTCGGCAACGGCTCGCAGATCTACGCGAGCACCGACAACACAAGCGGCGTTCGTCTGCTCGTCGACATGCCCGACATTCTCACGAACGGCGACGCCGGCTGGCTCTCACTGCCCGGCCGCCCGTTCGCCCGTCAAGGGCAGCAGACGCTCGGCGCAAAGTGCGGCGACTGGCAGCAGTCTGTGCGCTCTGACGACACGGGCTCGACGGTGATCATCGCCGATCATTTCGGCGTCTGCGAGTATGACGCACAGTCAGTCACAGACCCGCCCGAGATCGGGAGCGGGCAGGCGTTCTGCACGATCTCGCGCGAGTCGCTGCTGCACGCTTTGCGCGCGTGCTGTCGGGCGCTGAAATCCGACATGATGCACCGCCCGGGAATCTCGGGCGTCGTGTTCGACGAGATCCGCGAGGCTGACTCGATGTTCGGCGATCTCGGCCCGTCAGACGGTGTCGCGCTCGTCGCAACCGATGGAGCCCGGCTGCACGCCGTCGGTCTGCCGGCGACGCTCGCGCCGGGCGTGACGCCGGGCGCTGACAGCGAAGGTCATAACGATGTCTCCAAGCTGCAGATCCCGCTCGTCGCCGCGCGAGCGCTCGTCGACGTGCTCGCGGGCGCGACTGCCGAGATCGTGGCGCTCAGCGCCGAGCCGCCGGTGTTCCGCGGCGCGGGACACTTGACCGCGTCGTGCGGGCGCTGGCTCGTGCAGCTCGCCGGCGTTTACGGCGACTTTCCCAAGTGGCGCTCGATCGTTCCGAATTTCGACATGAAGCCCGAACGATCGGCCGTGATCGAGCGCGTGCAGACTATGTCGAATCTGCGGCGAGTCGTGCGCTGGGCGGGCGGCGGGCGGCGCATGATCCGCGCGAGTCTGCGGATCGACGGGCGCGGGCTGCTCGTCGAAACGAGCGACCGCAACGGTGCGAAATGCACTCGGCGCGAACAGATCGGCCCGAACGTCGTTAGCGCAGAGTCACTGTCGGCGACGTTCGGCGCGGACGCGCGGCTGCTGATCGACGCGCTGTCGGCGTCGACTGCTGATAGCGTTCGGGCGTTCATCGGCGACCACCCGCTCGATCCGATCGTGATCCGTGCGCCCGATCTGTTCGCGATCGTGATGCCGGCCCGGCTCGACTAATGGCGGCTCTAAACATGGTCCAGACCGCGCGCGGGCCGATGCCCCACGCCGGGTCAATGTGGGTCGACGGCGTGCTGCGCAGAGTCGGCGTCGGCTGCTATCGCGGCGGGAATGCAGCGCTCGTCGCTGTCGACGCTGACGGCTCGATCTGGTCGGTGCTGACACGCAACGAAACGCCGTGGCGGCTGTCGCCGTGGCACGCGCTCGCGTCGCTGAAGATGCGAGATCCCGCGCAGACGTTCGCGACCGCCGACCGTCTGATCGCGCTGCCCGACCCGGCGTCGCCGGGCGCGTTCGTGATCATGCCGCCCGCGTGGCGGCGCGATGAAGCCGGCGATCTGTACGCGATCGGCGACAAGATCGCGATCGGCTGTCTCGGCACGCTCTGGGGTCTGTTCATAGACGAGCAGTTGATCCAGCGAAGCGTCAAGCCGACACAGGCCGGATGCGCCGTGTATGCGCTGAATCGGCTACGTGCGCAGCGCCAGAACGGCATACGGCACCCGGCAGCGCTGCTCGCGCTGCCGCGCAAAGACGGCGCGCCGTGGCCGCAGCTCGACGACTGAACGGGGCGAACGAATGAAGACACAAGATCTGATCAGCGCAATCTGTGATTACGGGCCGATCGTCGACTCGCTGATCGGCGCTCTGCCGACACACAAGACAAAGCGATTCCGCACCCGCGACCCGGGCGCGATCCGCGGGCTATGCGTTCATCACAGCGCCGGCCCGACCGGCGATGGTGCGCAGCGTTTCGTCGACGTTGCGCGGTATCACGTCGGACCCAATCACGTATCGGCGACGGGTGCGCCCGGGGTTCTCTACACGCTCGGGATCGACGCCGGCGGCCGTGTCTTCATTCTGCACGATCTGCAAGTCGCGCCGTGGTCGCAGGGAACGCGCGAACGGCCCGGCGACGAGAATGCCGAGTATCTGTCATGTCTGCTACTCGGCGACTTCTCGTCGCCCGGGCACTCGGCGAACGAGCCGACGCCCGAGCAGCTGTATGCGTTGCTCGCGGTGTTCGTCGCGTGCCGCGCGCTGTTCGGACGCTCGTTCGAGCTGACCGGGCACTATGCGCTTGGCAAGCCGGCGTGTCCGGGCTCGACTGCCGAAACGCTGATCCGCGCGCTCGGCGCACACGTCGAGCCGCGCAGCTCGATTGCCGCCCGTTCGGCGCAGCTCGACACGCTGCGCGACGTGCAGTCGGCGCTCGCCGCGCTCGGCTTCTATCCGGGCAAGATCGACGGGCTGCCCGGGCCGCGCACCCGCTCGGCGGTCGCGAGCTATCAGCGCTCGCGCGGGCTGACGGTCGACGCGGTCGCCGGCCCGGCGACGCGCGAGCGGATCGCGCACGATCTCGGGCAGCTGCCCAGCGAGCCGAGCGAGCGCTAATCGGGTAGCGCCGAGCGGAAAATGGAGCAGCTTGCCACCCGCCAAGCGCGCTCGTCCTCGTCGTCGCGGATCGTGTCGACTCAGCGCCGCGCGAAGCGGCTGGCGATGTTCCGAATCGGCAACCGGCAGCATCGCTCGCGGCGCTGAGTCGCAGCCGGCCGAGAACGCCGACACGCCCGCAGCTGCGGGCGTGTCGGCGTTTGTGCTGCTATGACTGCTATAGCAGCTATAGCAGTGAGCGTGGCGCAGACGGCGTCGAGCTGCTACAGTCGAGACATGAATGCGCCGAACGAGTCGACGCAGCCGGGATCGTCGGCCGCGTCAGAGGGTAGCAGCGAGTCGGCACCGCGCCGCGCAGCTCGGCGGGTCGCTCTGTCTGTGCCGACGATCGACAGCTCGCAGAATCGCGAGGTGTTCGGCCGGTTCGCCGAGCCGATGCGGCCGCGCGAGAAAGAGTCGGATCGGGCTTATGCTGCGTTTCTGCTCTACTGTATGCAGGCCCGGCGCAGCATCAGGCGAATCGCGGTCGCGATGTCGATCAGCGATGGGACGATGCGCTACTGGCGCAGAAAGCACGGGTGGGAGCGACGCCGAGTCTGCGTCGCCGATCCGGACTGGGTTGCGCTCGCCGCGTTTCGTCAGCTGATGGATCTGCACGATCACGAGGTGATCACGACGCCCGCGCTAAGACTCGCTCTCGATGTCGTGCTGGCCGACACCGGGTCGGCCCGGCTGCGGCACGCGGTCGCAGCACAGCGGCAGGGGCTGCCCGCCGGCCCACCGACCCACGACATCGTGCCGACAGACAAGCCCGGAACGCCGCGAGCAGACGGGCCGCATATGACGGCTCAGCGCGCCGCTGGGCAGGGCGCAGACCCCGCCCCTATGTCAGAGCACCCGGAACGGCCCGGGACGCCGCCAGCACCCGCTGACGCGCCGCCACCTCCCGGGCGCAGCGGGCCGCGCGATCCCGGCGCGTCAGATCCCAGCGCGGTGTTCCGCACACCGCTGTCAGATTCTGAGCTATCGACCATGAACCCGAACCGGTACATGGCGACGCTGCACGAGTCGACGCTGCGAAATCATCTACGGCCGGCAGACATACGGCGCCAGATTCAGCTGATCGACGGCACGCTCGGACTGATTGCAAAGCGCGTCGCGTCGGGCAAGATCGACGTAAAGGTTAGCGATATCCCTGCACTGCTGAAAGCCCGGGCGCTGATCACCGGGCTGCCGACTGAGCAGATCGCCGTTCAGTCGACACACACGCACGAGCACAGAGTGGCAGTCGTCGAGTCGACGCGAATGCGTGACGCTCGCGAGCGGGGCGGCCCAGCGTTGCTCGACGCGATGCGCGTCGAGACAGACGAGATCCAGGCGATTCTGCGCGCGATCCCGGCGCGAGTCGTCGACGTTGGGAGTGACGATGGCTGATCTGTTCCGCCCGCCGGGCGCAATTGTCGAGCACGGCTCGGCCGCTGGCCCGCGCGCGGGCCTTGACGCAAAGATCGGCGAGAACACGATCGGCGGCCCGCTGTCTGGGCAGGACGTGCGAATGCTGCTCGATCGCAAGACTCTGCAGCAGCTGCTCGACATCGCGTCGCAGTCGCTGTCGGGCCGCGTGCAGCTCGACGGCGTCGGCTTTCGGCAGCGCGTGTGGCGGTCGGGGAACGGTCACGTCTACCAGACGCTGACTCTGATCAGTCTGCAGCCACGGCCCGAGCGAACGCCCGTGGACGGCGCAGTGTCTGCGACCCGGCGGCGGCGATGACTCGGCAGCGCGAAGCCGCCGCCGTCTATGTTCACCCGGACGAGCTACGCCCGTGGGAGGACAACCCGCGGATCAACGATGACGCCGTCGAGCCGGTCGCGCAGAGCATCGCCCAATTCGGGTTCGCGTCGCCGATCGTCGCCCGCACAGACGGAACGATCATCGCCGGTCACACGCGCTGGACGGCGGCGCGCCGCCTCGGGCTTGAGCGGGTGCCTGTTCGATTCATGGATCTGACGGACGCGCAGTTCCGGGCGCTCGCTCTCGCCGACAACAAACTTGGCGAGATTGCCGAGTGGGACGGCGATCTGCTGGAGGAAACATTCGTAGCTCTGCGCGACTGCGATGCAGAGCTGATCGCGGCGACCGGCTGGGAAGACGAGATGGGCGAGTATCTGCGCGCGCTGGATGGGCAGATCGACGATCCCGGCGAGTCTGCGTCGGGCGGCGGCGCGAGTCTGCAATTCCGAGTGCTCGTCGAGGTCGACAGCGAGTCTGCACAAAGCGCGATGATTCAGAGACTCGAATCCGAGGGATTCAAGTGCCAACCGTTAATGTCGTAGTCTCTACGCCCCTGTCCGAGAGTATGCGCGCGCGTCAGGTGTGCAGTATGTTCGACGTTCCGCCGGCGGAAAAGTGCGAGCGCTCGTGGTCGGGCGATGTTCCGCTCGCCGAGCGGGACTGGAGCGTCGGCCTGATCGTCGGACCCAGCGGCTCTGGAAAGAGCACAATCATGCGCGATCTGTTTGGCGAGCCGGCCGAGCTTAGCTGGAGCGCGCCGAGCGTCGTGGACGACTTTGCGCCGTCTCTCGATGTCGAGACAATCACGAAAGCGTGCAGCGCCGTCGGGTTCAACACGATCCCGGCGTGGTTGCGCCCGTTCCACGTTCTGTCGAACGGCGAGCGGTTCCGCGTCGAGCTTGCCCGCAGACTCTGCGAGTCTGCAGATCCCGTCGTCGTCGACGAGTTTACGAGCGTGGTAGATCGGCAAGTCGCCAAGATCGGATCGCACGCCGTGCAGAAGTGGGCGCGCAGAAACGGCCGGCGGTTCGTCGCCGTGACCTGTCACTATGACGTGGTGGACTGGCTCAGGCCCGATTGGGTACTGGAGCCAGAGACAATGTCCTTTAGCTGGAGGTCGGTTCAACCCCGACCACGATTCGACGTTGGGATCGCCCGAGTGGATCGTGCCGAGTGGGCGCGGTTTGCACCGTTTCACTATCTGACCTCGACGCTCCCATATGGGGAGTATTACGGCGTTTTCGTTGACGGCGTAGCCCGTCCGGTCGGCTTCACGGGGATCGCAATCTTCCCGCACTGGTCAGCGAAGGATCTGATCCGAATGACCCGGACGGTAGTGTTGCCCGACTGGCAGGGGCTCGGGCTTTCGTTTGTGCTGAATGATGCGCTCGGCGCAGCCTACAAGGCGTTCGGGTGGCGGTTTCGCGACTACCCGGCACACCCGGGATATGTGGCGGCCTGCATGAGAAGCCCGCACTGGCGGTTGATTTCGAGTGCAGAGTCTTCGCTGAAGAATGCGCCGAACAAGAACGCGAAGGCGCGCAGATACAGAGAGGGAGAGGGCGAGTCGGGATCAAGCGACTTTGGCGGCCGCCCGTGTGCAGTGTTCGAGTATTGCGGCCCGACGATGTCGCGAGGGCTGGCCGAGCGATTCATCGTCACGCCCGGCGGCAAACAGCGCCCGCCGCGAGTCAACGTCACGCGCAAGCGAAACCGGGTCAGACGGAGGAAGCGATGAATCTGGACAAACAGGCGGCCCCCACGTCCAGCATTGTGCGCAGACTCGCCGAGGAATACCCGCTGCTCGGCCTTTCGCTGATGCACCATCGCAATACGCGCGGTCAGCCCATGTCGTTCAAGAACCGGCCGTATCTGATCGAGCTGTATACGGACGGGCCAAAGATCGACGGATTCGACGCGATGAAGTGCGTTCAGGTCGGCTGGTCCGAGTATCTGATTCAGCTCGTTCTGGAGCGGGCCGGCTGGGCCGGGCGAATCTGCGGCTACGTGCTGCCGAGCTATCAGCTGCGGGATCGGTTTGTTCGACGCCGTGTCGTGTCGCTGCTCGGCGGCGATGACAAGATGACCGTCCCGGCATACCGCGCGCTGGTTCCGTCCGACGATCCCGGCAGTCTGCGCCATAAACGATTCGGCCGCGGCGCTCTGTTGTTCCTCGGCTCGAACGCCGTTAACGATTTCATCGAGTTTAGCGCGGACGTGCTGGTTGTCGACGAGTATGATCGCTGCGACCAGACGAATCTTTCGTTTGCCCGCGACCGACTGCGCGCCAGCGATAGCCCGCAGCTGTTCAGAGTCAGCAACCCGACGATCCCGGGCCGCGGCATTAGCGAGCTGTTCGACATCAGCGACGGCCGCGAGTGGTTCCACCGCTGCAGCCGCTGCGGCGAGCGGCAGCAGATCGACTGGTTCCTGCACATAGTCGACCGGGACGACGCTGGGCGCTGGGTTCTGCGTGACTCTGCGCGCTCAGACCACGGAACGGTTCGGCCCGTGTGTCTGCGCTGCGGACGCCCGTGGGACCGCAGAGATGGCGGTGGGCAGTGGGTGCAGACACGGCCAGATCGGCCACGCCGCGGCTATCACGTCTGCAGAATGGACGTGCTGAGCGAGAACCTGCGCGATCTGTTCGACGAGTGGATCGAAGCTCAGGGCAACCCGGACAAGATGACTGCATTTTATGCCGGTGTGCTCGGCCTGCCGTACGCCCCAGCGGGCAGCAGCGTGTCGACAGATCTGCTGCATCGTGCAGCTACCGCGCCGCCTACAGACCACGCCGGCGGTGAACACTTGCGACGCTGTCAGGTCGTCGCCGGGATCGATGTCGGAAACGTGCTGAACGTGGACATTTGCGTATCAGAGATCGACGAGACAACGCTGCGCAGAAAGCGTCGCGGAATCTGGACAGGAGAGGTGTCGTCATTCAACGATATCTATGACATGCTCGTCCGCTACTGCGTGGACGTTGCGGTGATCGACGCTCGGCCCGAGGCGCGAAAGTCGCAGGAGCTGCGCGACCGCGCGATCGCGTCGGGCGTGTCCGACGTGTGGCTCTGTGAGTTTCACAAAACGCCGCGAGTCAGCGCGCAAGATTTCGGAATGATGCAGGACTGGAACCGCCACGTCGTGCGTGTCGACAGAACGCAGCTACTGGACGCGACGCTCGCAGACATTCAGCACGACCCGCCGTCGCGAACGTGGCCCGAGGACGTTTGGCAGAGTCGCGGCTGGTCGCAACAGATGACCGCGCCGAAGCGTGTATCGAACCGAAACGGCGACGGGTTCATATGGGATAGCGGACGGTCTGCTGATCACTACAGATTCAGCGACGCATACTCGCGCGTGGCCGAGTCGCTGCTGGACATGCAGGGGAGCTATCATGACTGAGTCAGCACTTGCGCTGCACAGACTCGGCGCGGTGTCTGCGGGCTCGCCCGAGCTGCGCTCGCTCGTCGAGCGCGCATCGCCGGCGCAAATCGACGCGCTCGCGGCGGCGCTCAGCGATGCGTACAGACAGGGCGAGCGTGACGCAGAGTCGCGCGCCGGGCGGTTCGTTGCGAGCGTGATCGCACCGATTCTCGGCGTACCGGTCGCCGAGCCGAACGAGTCTGCGGGTGGGCTCGCGCGCAGACTCGCGCGCCTTGTCGTTCCGGGCGGCGCTCGCCGATAGGTGGTAATCTCGCCGTGGGAGGCCCCTATGTCCGCTCCGATCACACTTCTCGCACCCGCCCCGCTCTCAGTCGGCCCACGCAATTCGCGCGGTGCTGGCGGGCTGTGGTTCTCGGGCCGCGGCGGGCCGCCTGAGTCTGCGCGATCGCGTCTCGGGCTCGGCGGGTATGGGCATCCGATCGCCGCGCTCGGCATGTCTCAGCATCGCGTGGACCGAAATCTGCTGCCGGTGCAATACTGGCAGCTCTACAAGACGAGCCCGGACGTTCGTGCGTGTGTCGACAGTATCGTGCGCAGAATCGCGACGTGGAATTGGTCGTTCGAGGTTCAGACCGACCCGCGCGACGCAGCCGAATACCGGCGACTCCGCGGGCGTGCAGACGCCGGGCAGCGCTGGCTCGCTGTGCCGAACGCAAACGGTGAAACATGGCAGGAGCTGATGACTCGCACCGGGACGGATCTGCTGCTGTATGATGCCGGCGCGTGGGAGCTGAACGTACCCGGCGCAGATCTCGCCGAGATCGTGCCGTGGCTCGGCTCGGAATGGCTGCCGATCTACGATGAGCGATCGATGCTGCTGCGGTACGAACAACACAAGGAGGGCGGGGCTGCGAGCGGGGCTAAGCTCATGCCGGAACGCATGGTCTATTTCTCGCTGTTCCGCAACAATCGCGGGCCGCTGGGTATGCCGCTGCTCGACACTCTCGTTGACGAGTGCGTTACCGTTCTGCTCGCAAGTGAGCACGCGATGCTCGCTCTCGACGCGAACGAGATCCCGCCCGGACTGCTCGTCGTGGGCGGCGTCGCCGGTGCTGCTGCTGAGCGCGCCCGCGCCGACTTGCAGCAAATGCGCGGACGCGATCACAAGCTGCGCGTAATCACGAGCCCGCAGCCCGCGGGAATTCGTGCAGACTGGGTCGAGCTGCGACACACGCCCAAAGATCTCTCGATGATCGAGGTCGTCGACAACATGCGCCGAACGATCTGGCGCACGTTCGGCGTGATGCCCGTGGAGCTGGGTGTTTTCGAGGGCGTGCCGAGAGCGAGTGCAACCGTGCAGGTGGACGTGTCGTCGAGCCACCTGATCACGCCGATACTGGAGCTGGTACAGGCCCGGATCAACGCGCAGATCGTGCCGCTGATGTTCGGGTCGGACGCGGCGTCGATCGCGTTCCGGTTCGATCGGGATCAGCCGCTGACGCCGGATCAGCGGCTATCGCTTGCGAAAGCTCAGGACGTTCGGGTGCGCCGCGGGATCATTACGGTCAACGAGGCGCGCGCCGATCTCGGGCTACTGCCGGTCCCCGGCGGCGATGTCGCAGTGATGGACACGAACGAGGGGCCGCGCCCGTTGACCGACATCGCGGCCGGCTCGCCCGCGCCCGCTGACAGCGGCGGCGCTGCTGACGGCGGGCGCAAGTCGCCCGAGCGCGGCAGCGGCAGCCTGCGCCCGCTGACGGCTGCCGATCGAGCGCAGCTCGTGCAGCTGCGAGCGCAGCTCTCACGGGCCGCGCGCGGCTCGGGTCTGCCGAGCGACTGGCCCGACGCCGGGCGGTGGGACCCGTACCGCGTGATCGACGTTCGCGCGCTCGGCGACGCCGTCGCGGACTACACCCGCGGGATCGCCGGGCTGTATGCCGACACGGTCGCCGATCTGCAGGTTCTGCTCGCGCAGGGCTACGGCGGCGATGACCGGCTGTCGCCGGCCGAGGCCGACTCGACGCTGGAGCGCATGTTCTCGCGACTCGACGATTTCGCGGCGGGCTGGTCTGCGCTGTCTGCGCCGCTGTACGCGCGGGCCGCACAGCTCGCCGCCGATAGCGCAGACACGATCGCCGGCGGCGTGACGCAGATCGACCCGGCCGCGCGCGCCGAGTCGTATCACGAGCGGGCGATGTCCTATCTGACAGATCCCGACGGTCTGATCGGAACGCTGCGCACAGAGTGCCGCCGCACCGTGTCAGCACTGACCATCGGCGAGCGTAGCGCCGCGCCCGCCGACTCGGCTGGCTGCTGCGTCGCAGACTCGACGCGCGACCGGATCGACGATCTGACGCCCGACGCTGCGCCCGAGCGGGCGCTATCGACGCTGGAGCTGTCGCTGACGGCGCAAGCGCACCGAATCGACAATTGGTCGGGCCGCATGGTCGGACTGGCGAACAGCGTTCTGGTCGACGCTTTGAACCAGACCGCAAGCCAGCAGGACGGCTCGCCCGTCGAGTGGTGGTGCGAGTGGGTAAACGCGGGCGGCAAGACTTGCCCGATCTGTCGGGACGAGGGCTCGCAGGGGTTCCGGGCGATCTCGCAGCTCTCGCGCCGCCCCGGTGAGGACACATTCTGCGTAGGGCGTTGTCGGTGTGTTCTCGTGTTTTGGACAAAGCGCGAGATCGACGCTGGGGCGGCGATCAAGCTGTCCGAGCTGGCACCCGGCGGCCCGGACGCTTGAACGTCTGCGAGTTCGGTGGTACACGTTCAATGACGCCGCGCAGGCGCAGACACTGACGACCGAGAGAACATGATGCGTCTGCGCGATGCTGAATCGCTGTCTGAGCTTCTGCGCTCGCTCGATCTGTGTCTGGAGTCTGCGCCAGAGCGCGACGGGCTGCGAGTCTACAGGACCCAGGCTCGCGTTCCATTCGTGGGGCTGCCACTCGAAGCTCTGGCCGAGTCTGCGCCCGCCGATGTCGAGCGTGCGTCCGATGACGAGCGGCTGAGCGATGATTCGCCGTTCGTCGCTCTGCTGCAGGCGCGGGCGTCCAGTACCGGCGTCGACAGTCATGGTACCGAAATGACTGCTGGGTGTCTGCGCGACATGGCCGAGCAAATGAAGGCCGGGACGATCTACGTTCCGACTCATTGGGACACGGAGTGGGACGAGATCATCGGCCGCACGGTCGACGCCGAGATCGAGTCTGCACGGATCGCCGAGGACGGCGCAACCGGCAAGCCCGGCAAGGGCGAGGCGCTGCGCGTCGTGATCGGTCTGTACGATGAAGACAGAGCGCACAGGCTCGTCCGCGCAGTCAAGCGCGGAGACTCGCCGATTGGAACGTCGATCGGCGGCTGGTTCAGAGACATGGAGTTTCTGTTCAACGACGACGACGAGCTGGAGCGCGTTCTGATCCACAAGATCGAGCTGGATCACCTTGCGACGACCCGTCGCCCGTCGAATCGCGAGAGCTGGATCGACGGGCTGATCGAGCGCGCACGGTCGCTCGTTTGCAAGCCGCCCACCGTTCGTGACGAGAACGCTGACACGGGCACCAATTCCGAGAGCGTTTCGACGCTCAAAGATGCCGACACGGGCGATGACAGCCCGAGTCACAGCGAGTCTGCGGAAACGCCGACCGTATCAACACCAGCGGCCACCGCGCTTGACAGTGTCCCGAATCCGGGTTCGACTGTGAGCGAGCAAGACGCCAGTCAGCGCGCGAAGCCGTCCCCGACAAACGACGACACGACGGATCACGCAATGTCTGACGGAACCGAGAACACGCAGAGCGCCGAGCTGACCGGCATCGCCGACGCGCAGCGCGCGACGAACGAGAAGCTGGACACCCTGATCGGCCTGATGTCCGCTCAGGCCGAGCGCACCGCCCCGACCACGCCCGCCGCACCCGCTGCCGAGAGCGGCGACGAGGCGCGCGCGCTGAAGCTGCAGAACGCAGAGCTGCGCGCCCGGCTCCAGCGCACGATGACCGCCGCGAGTCGCGCCGGTGTCGGTGCGATCACTCGCCAGCGCGTCGAGCTGGCCGGCGGCTACGCCGGCATGGTCAAGCGCTGCGCCGCACAGCTCGGAGACGACTCGGCGATCGCGATGGTCGCGAACGCCCAGGCCGAGCGCCGGGACGCCAGCATCAGCAAGACGCCGAGCCGCGACGAGCTGGAGCAGGATCTGCGCTCGCTGCTCGCGGCCGCGTACGCCGACGGCGTCATCGCCGACCCGCACGAGTCTGCGGCCTACTAAGGCGCGCGGACGGAACCAGGCCGAGCGTGTCTGCGCGGTCGCAACCACACCCGACAACGTCGAGACAGGAGACAACCCATGACGACCCCAGCTTGGGCCGGACTGGACCCCACCCGCCGAGAGCGGTTCGAGCGCGCGATCAACGTGTCCGGCGCTGGTTCGATTCTCGTTCAGAATTTCACGAACCGGATCATCCAGCAGCTCGTTCTTCGGGAACAGGGCGCTGGTGCCACGCTGCAGCGCAAACCGGGCAGCGGCAGTCAGGCGGTCGTAAATCGCCGGGCCGGCTCGACGATGACCGCCGCGAACGTCTGGGTTGCCGACACCGACTCGCTGACCGAGTCGACGGGTACGCACACCCAGGCGACGTTCACCTACCAGACTCTCGCCACCCGCGGCAAGATCACCCGGAAGATGCGGGCCATCGGCCGGTCCTACGTCGATCTGCTCGCCGACGAGATGGTGCAGAAAGCGGACGACTGGAACGAGTCGCTGGAGTCCGCTCTGTTCATCGGTGACAGCGCCGCGATCTCCGACCAGATCGACGGTCTGCTGACGCTGACCAACGCGGTCAGCGGGCAGGTCGTCGCACAGACGAGCGCGCCCGCCGGCGACTCGCTGTCGCTCTCGAAGCTCGACGAGACGATCGACACCGTCAAGGGGGCGGGCAACCGTTCCGACCTCGTGATCTACTGCTCCTTCAAGGGCGGCCGGAAGATCAACGCAGCGCTGGACAGTCGCCAGCGTTTCGTCAACATGGTGGAGATCGCCGCCGGGTTCCGCGTTCGCGACTACGACGGCGTTCCGGTCGTCGTGTCCACCGGAATGCCCGACGACCTGACGTGGAGCGGCACCGCGATCACAGCGCTGTCCGGCGAGTCGAGCAACCCGACCACCGCGATCGCGGTCGTGAATCGGAGACACGTATGGATCGAGGAGCTGACCCCGATGACCATGATGCCTCTGGCCCGCGATGACTCGCAGTTCGAGCAGTTCGATATCTTCGGTGATCTCGCGCTCGTCCACGCGAACACCAAGGGATCGGCGGTGCTCGGCGGGCTCGACGCCTCGTAAGACAGCGCCGACTAACTCGGCACGCCCCGAACGGCCGGCCTGTTCGGGGCGTTCGTGTGTCTGCGGGTGGCGCGATCGAGGTGTTCGGTGATACAGTCGGCGGCAGGGGGTGCTGATTGCCTGCGATGTCCAGTAAGCCGCCGAACGTCGGGACGTACCGGTACGTCCTGCAGTACCAGCGATTCATCGTCGAGCGCGACTCGCACCCGATCGACTTGATCGGGTATGAAGAATCGCGCGAGTCTTTGTCGCTCGCTCTGCCCGGCGAACCGCGCCGTCATACGGTGTTCTGCTCGAAGCCGTCGACACGCGAGCGGGGCCTGCGCACCGGCTGGGTGGATGTCAGCGCCGAGTGGTTCGAGTATCTGCAGAGTCTGCGCCCGCGCGTTTCGACGCCGAGTCAGCGCAAGATCGTCGAAACGCTGACAGACGACTGGATGACGAAAGCCGAGATCGTGTCAGCGACCGGCATCGCCGACAGCGAGTGGCGCACGTCGATCAAGATGCTGAATCAGCGCGGGATCGCGACAGTCAACGCGGGCACGTCGACGCGGGACTATCGCTACAAGCGCGGGCCGCGCTTCCACGAGGCGGTGATCTGCGATGGCTGATCTCACGTCTACCACGCGAGTCAAGCGCGCGCTGGGAATTCCGGCAGCGATCACAATGCACGACGCATACATCGCAGAGCTGGCCGACGCAGTCGACAACATGATTCTGGCGTATTGCGGTCAGCCGACGCTGACGTGGGCGACTCACACGCACGCATTCGACATCGAGGGGGCTGGGCAGAACGAGATCGCGCTGCGATGCTTCCCGGTCGCCGAGGTCGCGTCAGTCGTCGACGCAGGAACAACGCTTGCACAGACGGCGTGGTATCTCGACTCGCGAACGGGTTTCGTTCGTCGCACGGGCTCGGGACGATTCTTCACGCAGGGCGCACAAAAAGTCTCGGTCGTCTACACGGCGGGTCACACGGCGGCATCGCCCGGACTGAACACGCTGGCACACGCTGCGACCGTCTGGGCGGCGTCGTGGTTCAATGCGTCGAGACACGCTGGAATGCGTAGCGAGTCGGGCGCGGGCTACCGCTACAGCGCCGACCCGGACGAGGTTCCGGCGCAGGTGCGATCGATGCTCGCCGGCTACACTCGGATCATTCCGCGCGACTCTGCGCCATGACCGCTCGCCGCACAGTCACGCTGCGGCGCAGACGCAACGCGCAAGACCCGGCAGACGGTCAAACCCTGATGACCTGCCCGGACGAGCGGGTCATCTCTCGATCAGATCCCGACTCTGCAGATCATCTACTCGCAAGTGTCGAGTCGGACGAGACAGTCAGACTCTGCACAGAGCGCGGCTGGCGGGTCGTCGAGTCTGCACTATCGCCCGCAGCCGCGACGCTTTCGCGTGGGTACTCGCAGACCATGCACAGTCTGAGCGCGGGCGATTGCGATCAGTATCTGCAGGAGCTGTACGATCTGGAGCGCGCGGGCCGAAACAGAATCAGCATTCTCGAAAAGATCGGCGAGCGCGATCGGAAGCTCAGAAAGGCGGCGCAGCGATGAAGGTCATGATCACCGGTGGATGCGGATTCATCGGGCAGCAGCTCGTCGCACAGCTCGTCGCCGAATATGGCGCAGACAGGGTCTGCGTTCTCGACTCGTTCGATCGGGGCGCGACGGGTCGTCAGCGGGTGCGCGATCTGATCGGCGATCGGCTCGTTCGCGGCTCGGTGTCGCAATACTGGCGAGTCGACGGCCTACTGCGAGAGCGTCGGCCCGACGTGTGCATACACGTTGCTGCACAATCGCACGTCGATCACAGCCTCACAGCACCCGTCGAGACGTGGAACACAAACGCGACCGGAACGGCAATCGTGGCTCACGCCTGCGCTGCCGCAGGCGTTCCGATGGTCTATTGCGGCACCGACGAGGTGTATGGCTCGACGCCGGTTGACGGCTTCGATCGGCCTGTTCCCGTCGACGAGTCTGCGCCACTCAACCCGTCGAGCCCGTACAGCGCAAGCAAGGCCGCCGGCGAGCACGCCGTGCGGGCTGCTGGCGTGTCTGCGGGCTTGCGCTGGGCAATCACTCGCGGATCGAATGCGTGGGGGTTCTGGCAGTTCAGTGAGAAGCTGATCCCGATCGCGTGTCTGCGGGTCGCCGCCGGCAAGCTCGTCCCGCTGCATGGCGGCGGCGCACAGTTGCGACAGTGGCTGCACGTTTCAGAGTTTGCGGACGCGCTTCACAGGGTCGCCGTGTCTCTCGTCGCCGGCGAAACACACGGGCGCGTGTTCAATCTCGCGGGCTCGGAAGTGCTGAGCGTTCGCGCCGTCGTTCGCATGATCGCCCGGGCGGGCGGCGTCGACTCGGCGGCGCAGATTGCGCCCGACAGGCCCGGCCAAGACTCGTGCTACTGTGTCGACGGCTCGTCGATTCTCGAATCGCTCGGTTGGCGGGCTCGGCGCAGACTCAGCGATCCGGCAGAGCTGCGCGCACTGTTTCAGCACTATGCGGACAGCTCGGCCGTGCCGCGACTCGCCGCATACTCTCAGGGGTGACCATGTCCCGCGATGCTCTGTTCGGCTTTCTGCCCGCACCTGACGCGCCCGAGGCAGCGATCCTCGGCGTTCACTTTGCTCCGCTCGTCGCCGTTCGCTGCGGCGACGCCGCGATCCCGCGCACGGGCCGCGGCTCGGCGTTCCGGATCGCTGACAGCGGATCGATCCGTCTGCGCGAGCAGGGGTGCCAGATCGTGTGGGGCGATGCCGCACAGCTGCGCGAGCTGCTGCGACTGCCGCGGCCGTGCCGCGGCCGCATCGCGCTTCAGCTCGACAGCGGGCCGCGCGCCGCCGGCGACGCCGGCGACGCCGACACCGTGTATCGGGTCGACGGCCCGATGCGGGTGCGGCCGGGCCTGATCTTCGAGACGTTCAGCGACGGCGGCTGGCGGCCCGCTGAGCGGCTGCAGCGCCCGATCAAGCGGGCCGCCCGGGCCGAGCCCGCGACAGCAGAGCGCGAGCCGGTCAGCGCCGCACCTGCGCCCGCTACGGCGGCACAGAGCGACGGCACCGAATGAGCGCGCCGCGCACGCTTCGCACTCTCGACGAGATCCGTTCGTCGCTCGGCCCGACACGTCAAATCATCGTGACCGGCCCGCAGCGTAGCGGGACGACGTTCTCGGCGAAAGCGCTGGCCGCAACACTCGGCCGGGATTTCGTCGACGAGTCTGCGATCCGAGTCAGCCGCGTGGACGTGCTGACTCGGCTGCTCGCTGAGCAGCGCCCGTGGGTGCTACAGGCCCCGGGTCTTACGTTTATGCTGCACCACTTGCCGCCCGTCGACGGGCTCGCGGTGATCTGGGTGCTCCGTCCGAGCGGCGAGATCGAAGCGAGCGAGCGGCGCGTTGGCTGGGCACAGCGCGGCGAGCCGGCGCACGAATTCGTCAAGTATCGGCACGTTCCGCGATGCCCGATCCGCTCGATCTCGCGGTTCAAGCTGTGGCATTGGCGATCATGGCAGGCCGCCGCGTGTCGTGCAGACTGCTACGAATTGCCGTACCATAGCGAGTATCTGCGCGGTCACTCTATGTTCATCGAGAAGCCCGGCCGGGACGGTTGGGGAATCAAACAGACAGAGCCCGAATCATGATCTTCAGCTCAGCGAATCGCTATCTGGACGTGTATCGGCGCTCTGCGTTCGTTCTCGACGCTGCGACTGCGGCGGCGGCGATGACTCTGGACAGAGAGATCCGGGCCGAGTGCTTTCTGCAAGTCGAGATCGCCGGCGGCACAGACGGAACCGGATCGGTCACGATCACTGGAACAGCGCCCGACGACTCGGCGCAGGTCGAGTCGCTGACGTTCACCGGCAACGGGGCGCAGCAGACGACCGGCCGATGGAAGGCCGGAACGACGCCCACGATCGCGACAGCGGGTCTGCACGATGAATCGTCGCCGCCGACGGTTGCGATCTCGACGGTCGGAGCAGACGGCGGCGCGCAGCTTCAGCGAACCGCCGTGGCGACGGGCCGGCCGGCGCTGTTTCGTCAGCGTGGCGGCGCAAACTGGCGAGCGGCGAAATCCGGCACCCACGAGTCGGGCTCGTTCGACGTTCTGATCGGATACGAGGAAGTCTGGACACCGCGTGTCGGCGACATCGTGATCGAGCCCGTGTCGGGCGATGAGTGGCTGATTCAGTCTGTGCAGGAAACCCGGATCGGGTTCGGCGTGTCTGCAGCTCACTGGACGCTGAGTCTGACCCGCAGAGACACATGATTGGCCCGCGCTGACGCGCGGTGATACAGTCTGTGCAGACACGCCCCTGGAGGTGAAATGAGCGCAGAGTCAACGGGCCG